GCAATCCTGGTGCTCGCGGTGACGTTCAATGTATGGGGGCAGCGAGAGCCGGAACCCACCCCGACCCCGAGACCGACCCCTACCCCGACGCCGGCGCCACGACCGCCAGAGATTCGGACCGATCGTAGTGGCGGTCCGCTCGTGACTGCGAGGTACGCACCCGAGGACTATCACTCTGAGCGGTGGCATCGCGGGACGGTCCACTACGAGGCCACGCGGCGTAACTACGCATGGCACCGGGTGCTGTTGCCGCCGCCGCCGCTAACGATCCAGGACGGGAACTTCTCGCAGCTGTGGAGCGATACGGTTGCGTTCTGGCGCGAGGTCGGGTCCGATGTGCTGAACATCGGAGCTGCTGGGCGCGGCACGCCGGTAGGCCACGCTGTCACGTCTGCGGACATCGGTTGTCTCGTGCGCATAGCTCCAGCCACTGACGTGACGCGCGGCATCTATCGCGTGACCGGCACGAACGGTGCGGCCTGGATATTCGACAGGTCGCCTGGCCGGAACGGCGCCAGCTCGACGTGGGAGCTGTGGTGTCCAGTCCAGGACTTCACGGGCTATGAATTCATGGGCTGCAACCTCCGCAACGTCTGGCTTACCAGCAGCAATCAACCAAGCCTCGCGGCCAGCCTGTACTTTCAGGGGGACGTTCCGGAGGAGACTGAATGAAGCGCCTTATCCTACTCTTGATGCTCTGCACCAGAGTTGCGACAGGAGCGTTGTCTGATGACACGGAGTGGGAGGTCAGGACGACGGGCAACGACGGCAACGGTGGCGGCTTCAACACAGCATCCGCCGGAGTCGATCGTTCACAGGCTGACGCGGCCTTCGCGACTTTGACGACCGCCTCCGCAGTTCATACGACGACCACGCAGTTGAACGTTGATTCCGGTGACTACACCGTCTCGGCGGACGATGTAGGTAATCTGTTCCAGGCCACGAGCGGCGACTGCACGGCCGGTTTCTACGAGATCACGGCGGCCGACGTGGGGAACAACCGCTGGACGGTTGATCGTGCGCTCGGAACCAGCGGGCAGACATGCGCCGGTGCGATGGGTGGAGGCCTAGCGACGCTGACCAAGGTTGCGGCGCTGGTCGCCAATAACCACATCGTTTGGATCAAGAGCGGCACCTACACGGAGACGCTCACCACGACTGTGGCGGCTTCGTCGCGCCAGCTATGGATCCAGTGGCGTGGCTACCTGTCCAGTCATGGCGACGCCCCAGCGGGGACGGATCGGCCCCTGATAGACGGAGAGAGTACGCGGGCGAACTGCATTGTAGTCGGCCACCAGTACAACTACTTCGCCCACCTTAGGGCGACAGGCGCGACCTCGCACTGCTTCAACAACACCGGCGTCAACAGTGTCACATGGTTCAACGTGCAGGCAAGCGCCTGTGGCGGCGCCGGGTTCCGGTTGGCGAATAGTTTTAATACGGCTTACATAGACTGTGAGTCAATGGTGAACACCGGCGCTGGGTTCCAGACGGACGGCGGCTCCAGCGCTATCCAGCGATGCCATGGATGCGTGGCTGCCGACAATGGCGGCGATGGCTTCAATGTCACGGGTGGCCTGAAGGTAAGCTTCACCATCTCCGAAGGCAACACGGGAAACGGGTTCGAGCTGATCGACGAAGCTATCAACTGCACGGCGGATGGGAACGGCGACGCGGGCTTTCGGCAGCTGAACAACACGCGGCAGCCGTTTTACGTCAACAACATCGCCTCCAACAACGGCACCGTAGGCTTTGTCGGCGGGACATCGAGTTCCGGCGGGGCTAACGTGTTGCTAGCCACCAACTGCTACAACAACACGACAGCATGCCTTTCGCTGATGGACGACGATGCGCACGATCTAGTAACGGTGCTGGACCCGCAGTACGTCGATGCCGCTGGAAACAACTTCGAGGTCGGCGCGAACATGAAGGCGATCGGTGCGCCGGGAACGTTACACGCCGGTCAGAGTTACATAGATCTCGGCGCGTTCCAGCGCGAGGAACCGGCCGGAGGTGGTGGTGGCGGTGTGCCGGTCATCGGAGGAGGGGTTGTGCGATGAGAAAGCTGCTCACGGTTCTGCTCTGCTTGTTCTCCACCGCAGCCCACGCCGCCTACCTCGGCAGCTGGAAGATCGACGACCTCCTCACCTTCGCCGCGAACACGCACCGCTTCGACACAGGCCAGGCGACAGATGCGGATTCGGTCCCGAGCTATCGCGTCTACGAGGACGAGACCGGGACCGCCATCCTGACCGGCAGCATGGCGCTTCTGGACGACGCCAACACGGCTGGCTTCTACTCCGAGCAGCTAACCCTGAGCGCGGCCAACGGCTTCGAGAAGGGCAAGAGCTATACCGTATACGTGAGCGCCGCAGTAAACAGCGTGACAGGTACGACCTCGCATACGTTCCAGCTCGAGGCGGAGGTGGATGCCAACGTCGTGTCCGACAAGACCGGCTATGACGTCGCGACCATCGAGACTGTCGATGCGACTGATTACATCGAAGGCCGGACGCTCGCGGCGGCCAGCTACTTCGACCCGACGGCGGACACTGTCGCGACCGTGACGACCCTGACCGGGCATACGCCCCAGACCGGCGACAGCTTCGCGCGCATCGGCGCGGCGGGCGCTGGCCTGACAGAGGCCGGCGGGACCGGCGACCACCTGACCGCGATCGATCTGCCGAACCAGACCATGGATATCACTGGCAATCTGTCTGGATCGGTTGGGTCGGTCTTGGGTAAGATCGGCGGCCTGACTGCGCTGGCGCTCGCCGATTTGTTTGATACCGATAGCGGCACGGTCTACGGGGCTGCCGTTGCCGGTTCGGTGGTCAAGGAGATCGTCGACAACGCAGGTGGCTCGAGCCTAACCGTGGCCGATATCGTGGATGGCGTTTGGGACGAGGACATTGTGGCCGCGCACGGTACCGCAGACACGGCAGGCCTTGTCCTGAGCGGTCTCACGCATCGTAGCGTTACGCTCTCGACGGGTGTCGCTCTCGGTTCCGTCTTCGGCCAGCTCTTCGACGACGGCACAGCCTGGAGCTTTGCGCGCACGGACGACTCGCTCGAGGCGCTGCGTGCCCGTGGTGACGCTGCCTGGATCACGGCCACAGGATTCAGTACGCACACAGCGGCCGACGTCTGGGCTGTGGGTACACGCGAGCTGACCGGAGCGGCCAACATAACCTCGACTGGCGGCACGACTGTCCCGCAGACCGGGGATTCTTTCGCGAGACTCGCTGCCTATCGCCTTGGTGAGTTGCTCTCGGCTTCGCTCTCAGCTCCGGCGGCTGGGTCGCTTTACGCCGAACTGACCGAGGACGATGGCGGAACGCAGCGCTTCACGGCCAATGCTCTGGAGGAAGCACCGAGCGGGGCTGGAGCGACCGACTGGACTTCAGGAGAGAAGGAAGAGATTCGCTTCCGTCTTTCCATGTCGGGCACCCAGACCGATCCAGTCACAACGACCGGCGGTGTCGAGATCGCCACGACCGGCATCGAGGTCGGCGACTTCACCGCTGGTGCCATTGATAACGCCGCCGTCGCCGACAACTTCATCACGAATCAGAAGATTGCCGCTTCAGCGATTGGCGTGTCAGAAGCTCCTCCGTTCACGACCATCCTGGCTGACACGGCAGCCCTCATTGCGGCTGTCGCCGTCGTGGATGACTTCGTAGACGACCTCGAGAGTCGTCTCGGGACGCCGGCCGTCACCGTGTCGGACGACATAGCGGCGGTGCCAACCGCCACGGAGAACGCCGACGAGCTGCTCAAGCGCGACTGGACCTCAGTGAGTGGCGAGTCCGCACGTTCCGTGCTTAATGCGCTGAGGTTCCTCAGGAACAGGTGGCACATCAGCGGCACGACCCTCACTGTCGAGAAGGAAGATGACACCACCGATGCGTGGACAGCGACAATCACGGCGACGCCCGGCGTGGACCCGGTGACGGCGGTTGACCCGTGATCCTTGGCTCCATCAGGAGCACGTCCGTGACGCCGGTCAGCCCATGTCCGGTGCAGTACATCTCGCTCTTCGAGGGGCCTAGGGCGGCTGGGCAGCATGGCGGGCCGCCGCGCTTGTGGGTCGATGGCCAGGAGTTCGTCGAGCTGCCGCAGACTTGCCAGATGTTCGTTGCGACTGGGTTGGCCCAGGTCCAGTCGTGCGCGATTTACATGACGGACTTCGACCTCGTGCAGAGGCGGGCCGCACTGCATTTGATGCCGATACACGGTGTTGATGATGCGCTATGCGGCATGGTGGCCCTGAGGGGTCTGACCATCGTAGCTGCATACCTCGGGGATCTCTTGGGTGTCGAGCGATTCTGGACGATGGTCAGACCAGGGCTCGAGGGGCTGTCCCGCTATGTGGGCTTCCAGGAAGAGGGTAGGCTTTCAGGGCATGCCTTGAGGGCCGGGCAGCGCGAGGATATACTGGTGCTCGGAGCGTCCTGGCGGGAGCTCAGGAAGAAGTGGGCCAAGCTCGTCGCCGAGATCGAGTGGGGGTGAAATGGGTTCGAAGCAGACGACAACTGTTGGTGGCTTCCGCGACACCAGGCTCGATCCTCAGGTCGTTGACTTCTTCTCTCAGGCCGGCATCGGTCAGGGCCAGCGATCGCAGTTCGGGCAAGAGATGCTGGGCGCCTTGCGTGGCTCGCTGCGCGGCCTTCGCGGTGGCGGCGGCGGGGGTGGAGGCGGCGGGGGTGGGGGCGGTGGGGGTGGAGGCATCTACGGTGGCGGCTCCTACATGGGTGGGCCGGTCGATCTCGCCACCCTGAACTTCAGCGATCCCTACGTCCAGGCCGGTCTCATGCGGTCGAAGCGCGGCATCCGGGCTGGGACCGAAGACGACGTGCGCCAGCTCGAGATGGAGGCGGCGCGTGTCGGAGGGCTCGGTGGCCGGGCACTCTCGGCGTTCCGCGAGCGCCGCATGGAGGGAGCTCAGGCCGAGGCTGAGGGCCGCAAGGACTTCGAGCTGGATCTCCAGAAGCGCAAGGAGGCGCGCGACGAGGCTATCGCCCAGCTCAATACTGCACTCGAGCAGGTGCGTATCGGAGCGTCGGCTCAGACGACGTCGGCTCGCATCGGCGCTTCGGGCGCTCTGGCTGCGGCCAACGCGAGCGCCGGACCTGCCTGGGGTCGGCTGAACCTCGAGCGCCAAATGGCGCCGCTCGAGTTCATGAAGGCCTTCAGCCCATACGCCGTCAACTTCGGTAGCATGACGCCGACGACGACAACGCAGCGGACCAGCGGCTTCCTACCGTTCACCCAGGGCCTGGCGAATATCGGCGGCTTCATGAGTAGCATGGGTATGGGCTTTGGGCGGCCTTCATGAGTAGCATGGGTATTGGCTTTGGGTAGTCCAGCTGTCAGCTTCTTCGGAAACCAAAAGCCGGAATCGCGCTGGCTGGGTGACGTGGCGGCTGAGCCGGAAAGCCTCGGGAACACGCCGATGCTCAAGGCTCTCATCAAAGCTTCGCAGTCGGCCATCTCTGGTGACAGGAGGGCGGCAATAGGCCACGAGCTGGGCCTTACGTACACGCCAGCCTTTCCGGAGCTCATGGGACCAGAGGCGGCCGAGGAGGCTTTGCAGCGCTTCGCACCTTCGCTCGCTCAGCGCGGCACGGTGGGTGAGCTGATGGAGGATCTCAGTGCCAGGCTTGATGCGGGTACCCTTTCTATCGGGAGCGAATCCGGGGACGGACCTCCTTCAGGATCTTGACCTCGGCTCGAGCCGTTCAGCCGATCCGCTTTACGGACTGGGTCAGGCGCTTGGCATCGATCTGACCGGCGGCAGCCTCGGCCAGGACCGTAAAGACCTGGAGTCCGTCCGCGAGGAGCTGGACCGCATGAAGCACGAGGGCTTCTGGGGTCGGCTCAAGCACATCCTTGGGGCCTTCGTTCCGGGTGCCGTTCAGCGTCGTGGCCGCCAACAGCAACTCGAAGACTACCTGCGCGCTCAGGAGGCGCAGCTCGCCCAGAAGGCCGACGAGCGCAAGTGGTCGCTCTTCCAGGATCTGCTCGACGAGCGTCAGGCTCAGGCGGCAGCCGGCGAATCGGAGCGTCGTGCCAAGGAGACGAGCCAGCGCGGTCTTCTGGCCGGACTCGCCGAGAAGATCCTTGGAACCGGGAGGGGTATGCCGCCAGGCTTCGCTGAAGCCCTGGGGCTCCCGCCCGAGTACCTGGAAGCAGCCCGCGCGAAGAGCCCCGAGGAGAAGCTGGCCGAGGAACTTGGTCTCATCGAGAGCCCCGCCGGGCAGAAGCTCTACGGAATCGAGTCGGGCCGGAAGGTGGACGAGTTCCGTAAGCAGCAGGACATCATCTTCGGCCGCCAGAAGCAGCTCCAGCGTGACCAGTCTCCCAACGTGATGGAGATGGATCCTGAGACCCTCGCGCGCTACCTCGCGATCGAAGAGAAGAAGAGCGCGGCTCGGGCGGGTGGCTCCTACGCTGGGACCGTGAAGGCGATGGAGGGTGGCGGCAAGCCGGCGACGAGCGCCAAGGGGCTCGATAAGGCTCGTGAGGCCGTCAATGTCTTGTCGGTCTTCGCCCCAAGGGATGCTCAGGAGCTTTTGGCTCAGATGGAGGAGTTCCTCTCGCAGAGCCCGCCTCCGACGCCGATGCAGATCGAGGTCTTCGCTACCAGAATCCAGGGTCTTGCTGCTCAGGCCATGCAGCAAGGCAGGTAGCGCTCCGTGCTCGGAGACTTCGAGCGCGCAGGCCTCTTGCAGAGGCTCCTCTCCGAGCGGCTTGACCTGACCCAGGAAGAGAAGCGCCAGGCCATGGCGCGCTTCCTTCGTGGTGAACCGATCGGCATCACGCTGCCCGGACGTGAGCCGGAAGGGGAAGGGCCCAGCCTGGCCCGCAAGGCGGCTGACTTCACTCTTGGCGCCCTTGCCCCACCTGGCCTGGCCCCGCTTCTCAACCCGGAGGTCCAGCGCCGCGCCATGGCCAGCCTGCCGTCTCTGGGTGAGCTGGCCCAGACGACGACGACCATATTCCCGGCCCTGACGGTGGCCATGGATGAGCTGACCAAAACGCCTAGCGTCCAGGAAGGTCAGCGCGTTACGGCCGAGGAGCGCGAGCGCCGTCTGGCCGAGGGCCTGGCGGGGCTGAGTCCGTTCGCCGCCCTTACTCAGCCTGAGCCGCTGACGATGACCGAGCTGCCGACCAAAGAGACCGGCGAGGCTCTCAAGCGGGGCAGTTCGGCTCTCGTGGCCGGGCTCGAGGAGACGGGCTTCAGGGCGCTCAAAGGCGGGACGGGGCTTCTGGGCGCCATGGTCGGCGAAGACCCTGTAGCTGCCGAGGCCCAGGGCCGTGCGGCGTGGGAGGCTCGCCGTAAGGAGGCTCAGGAGCTCTCGCGTTCTCTGGGTCTCCTTGGTCCCGAGGACGTGACGGAGCGCAAGGCGGCCCAGGTGCTCTATCCCGAGGAGGGTGTCGGCCAGGAAGTTGCGACCGAGATCTACTCGCTCATCGACCCAGATGCGGCCGGGGCGCTCGCGAGCCTCGCGGTCAAGGGCGGCCTCTTTGCAGCCGCGCGCGCGCTCAAGGGCAGTCGTGCTGTCAGGCGCCAGCTCCTGGGTGAGGCCGCCAATGAGGCGAGCGAGTTCGCGCAGGCAACGCTCAGGGCATCGAAGGAATCGATCGATCCGAGCCACGTCGCAGCCTGGGTGGACGCTCTCGAGGATACGGCCTTCGTGAAGAAGGGCGGCAACCCGGACGTGCTCGCTGCCTACGTCGAGAAGCACGGCCTCGAAAAGACAGTCGAGCGAGGGCTCTTCAAGCTCTCGCCGGAGGAGGGGCTGACCCTCAAGGCCGCCCTCGGCGATGCCGTACCTTCCGATTTCGGCACGCGCATTCAGCGCCTTGAGCGTGCGCAGGCCCGCGAGCGTGAGCAGCTCGTCGAGCTCGTCTCGACCAACGATCTCGACTCCGAGGTAATGCTCGCCTCCACCCGGCAGAAGGCGGCAACGATTGTCGGCCGGGAGCTATCGACAGCCCAGAAGGAAGCCCTCAAGCAGCGCGGGCTCACGGTCGCTACCATCAACGTGGCCGATCTGCCGAAGGGTCAGGATCGCGTGAGGCTCATCTACGACTCGGAGCTCGTAGGCGCCATCCAAGAGGGGTTGCGCTCGAGCCCTATTCCGGGCCTCCGGAGTCTGGCTGAGTTCGGTAAGACCCCGGACGAGTTCGTGCGGACCCTAGCCAGGAAGAACCCGCGTCAGCTGACCGTGCTCTCGGCCGGGGGCTTGCAGTCAGACTACGCGGGCCTTGCTGGCGTGAAGCTCACGATCGGCGGCCAGGAAGTGGCGAGCCGCACGGTCAACGGGGCGGACCTCGTGCCCACGGCCAGGGCGCTCCTGGACCAAGCCAAGGCCGCCAGGGGGGCGGCCGCGCGCACGGCGGCCCAAGGTGCCGGCGACCTTGGAAGGGCGCTACCAGGGGCATCTCTGGCCGATGAGGAGGCCTTCCTGGTGCGCTCCCAGGTCGGGAAGCTCGGCATCCGCTTCGAAGGGCAGCCCATCGAGCAGCTGGCCGCCATCTCCGGTCTCACGACCGACCACCTCAGGATGGTTCAGACGCGCTTGGCCGACCTTGGCCTGACTCACCTTGAGGCAACGACCTTGGCCGGGACGCTCTCGGGTCATGCCGATGAGCTGGCCAGGAAGTCCATCCTCATCGAGGCGGCCAGGACCGTCCGCGCCGCCAAGCCCAGGAAGTTCCCGACCGTCCAGGACGCCGCCCAGGCGCTGCGCCAGACGCTCGACGAGATCTCGGCCGAGCTGCCCGAGCGGGCACGGTTTTTCCGCTTCGAGGGCCAGCAAGTGCCGGCGCCCGTCGTGCTCCGGCAGCGGATGCTCAAGGGCGAGGTCTACTACGACCCGGTCGAACGACGTTACAGGCCTGTCCAACCGGACATCCCACCGCCCGGCTACGCCGTCCGCGACCCGGCCAAGGCCGGACAGCCGGTGGAAGTCAAGGGCATCCCGCTCCACACGGTCTCGCCGGCCGAGGCCGAAAACCTCGTGCGCCATGGGCACAAGCACCCGGCCGTGCCGGCGGAGACACCGGCCGGGACCATCGCCCGCAAGCTGACCGGGCAGTCCGAGGAGACGGTCAACGCTCAGGTCCGCGCGGCCGAGGACACGGCCGTGGCGCGCTTCAGGGCCGAGGTGGGTGAGGCTGTTTCGCTGGAGGCGACCAGGGAGTTCCTCTTCGGTCCGGATCCGCAGGCCGTGCTCAGAGCCGAGTTGAGGCGCGTGGGGATTGATGCCGTCCAGCCGACAGGTGTCGCCCCCGGTCAGCACGGCGCTGCCATCCAGGCCATGCAGGAGCAGGCCTTCGAGTTGCGTAAGGCGCTCAGGGCCGAGTACGAAGCCAACCCCATGGTCAGGGCCAAGCTCGCCGCCGACGAGCTCCACGCCCTCGAGAATGGCCGGCTCGAGGCGGCTGTCGAGCTGGGCGACGTGCAGGGGCGTCGCATGCAGCTCTCAGAGCGGCTGCAAGGGCTCGACCGCGACATGTGGGATGCCCTTGGCCGGCGGGACGACGCGGCCATCGACGCTCTTCAGGCTCAGATGGACGCCATCGCGCCGGAGATGATGGCCCTGAGGCAGAAGGCGCTCGAGCTGGACGGTGCTATCACGCAGGCCGAAAAGCAGGCTCTCGAGCGGGCGGGCCGCGCCCAGCAGGAGCTCGGTCTCGATGAGGTGACAGCGCTCGCGGCCCGGTCAAGCTCGTCGCCTGAGATGGCGCGCTACGCGATCGGTGAGGAGACCTATGTCGCTGCGGCTCGCATCAACGAGGGCAAGACGGAGGCCATAGCGAGGGCCGAGTTCAGGCTGTCGCAGGACCCTGGCTGGTCCGTGGCCATTCCGCCGGAGGCGCCAATCGGACCGAATAGCCCAAGGATGCATGAGGCGGCCTGGGGTGGCGACGCCATGGACTCGGGGGAGCTGCTTCGAATGGACAAGGAGCTGAGCGGCGTCACGCGCTGGAAGGCCATTGCGCGGTCCCTTCGCTCGCCGCTCAACTCCATTCCGCGAAGCCTCGGCATGCGGCAGGAGCTGGCGACGCGCACGATCGTCAACGTCGAATCGAAGCTCAGGTTCGCGGAGCGCTCGATGCAGCAAGGGGTCTTGAGGCGCAGGCTCCTGTCCGACCCCACGGACCGTTTCCTTGCCGGCAGGCTCCTCGAGAACGACGCCGCCGCCATCCCGCGCCAGTGGCTCGATGAGGTGCTCGACGGACAGACGCCGCGCGCCCAGGCCGTCAAGAAGTACACGGCCATGATCCAGGATGCGACCAAGCGCGTTGCCGACCACGCTCAGGTGCCGGTCTTCAGGCGCTTGCGAGACTACTTCGCTCACTACAAGCTGCACAACTCGGCCGGGGTGAGAAAGCTCATCGCAAGCCAGATCACGGAAGCGCGGAAGGCCGGAGACGCAGCGGTCGTCAAGACGCTCGAACGCGAGATGGATCTCTGGGCCAAAAGCGAGGTGCGCTACCTCAACGCCTACGACCAGGACTGGATCCCGGATTCGATGCTCCGCTACGGGCCACTCGAGGAGCGGCTGGACAAGGTCTTCGACTACGTGAAGGACCCAGAGAAGATGCTCGGCATGGCCGAGGCCCAGGCCGCGCGCTACCGATTCCTCAAGGACACGCTGCCGCACTGGAACCGCGCCATCGAGCGGGCAGGCGGGCGCCTGACCGAGACGGGCGTCATCAAGTCCGAGCGTTTCGCCAATGTCATCGACCGTCTCGTCGAGGGAAGGCGCGCGCTCTGGGAGCCGCCGGGCGCCATGAACACGGCCTTCAGGCGGCTCGTGGCCGAGACGATGCAGCGGCCATTCGGCCGCCCCGTAGCCAAGCTCATCGACAGCCACCTGCTTGACCAGGTGAGCCACTTCGCGAGGCGTGTCGGCTTCATGATGCACATTGGCGGCCGGGCCTCGACAGCGCTCGTGAACCTGACGACGATCCCCCTGCACACAGCTCTTAGGATGCGACCCAAGGACACGCCCAGGGGTCTTGCGGCTTTCCTCTATGACCAGGGCATGTCCGGGCAGGCCATGAGGAACATTCCTGGCATGCAGGGGTTCTTTGCCGACGCAGGCGCCATCTATGGGCGCGGCTTGAGCCACGTTCGCCCGCTCTACGATGAGGCTGTCGCCGGCATAAACATCCACTGGTGGGAGCTCGGTGAGGGCGATCTCGATCCTGGTCTTCTGAGGCGCATGGTCAAGGGTGCGGAAGAGGCGGCCTTTGAGGCGGCCGGAGTAATGTTCCGTTCGACCGAAGGCGTCAACAGGGGCGCCACCTTCTACGCTCAGGCGCTCAGGGGCTTCGATGCTCTCGAGGAGTTCCGGACAACAGGCAAGATCTCGAGCGCCTTCTACGATGGCTGGATAGCTCCCACCGAGCGGGACCTCATCTCCGACTGGAAGACGCTCAGGGCACGCATTCCAGAGATGGAGCGCGCCGTCGCGGCCGGCGGTGACGTTGGTCCCGGCATGCTGGACGAGGCGTCGCTCGCAAGGCTCAAGGCGCTCGAGGCGTCGGATGCCGGAGACCTCGACAAGGCCAAGGCGTGGTTTGACCCGGAGCGCGGCATCCGGGAAGCGCTCGCCTCGGATGACCCGACGCGCTGGATCAAGGACCGTGCGGTCGCGGCGATGCAGGAGACGCAGGGCACCTACAACCGCATGAACAGGCCCGTCTTCATCCAGGAGTATGCGCCCTGGGCCGAGAGCGCCACGCAGTTCCTGGACTTCAGCCGCCACCAGATCGAGATGTTCGCGCAGCGCCTGAGCTTCGGTCAGAAGCTGGCCTTCCTGGGGATGCTCTATGCCATCGGCGGGCCGCGCGCGCTGCCGATGATCGAGTGGGCCATCGACACAGTCGGCTTTGTCGCGCCAAAGACAGGAGAGGATTGGGAGCGGGCGCTCATCGACTTCGAGACGAAGGATGGCGTCTGGGCGGGCGCTGGGCCTGCCGCTGGCGTCGACGTTGCCGGACGCCTGAAGCCGAACCTGCCGTTCTCGGGACTCACGGCAGGTAAGTCCGACCAGACCATCGGTCAGCGCATCATGGCCGTCTTGGGCGGGCCCCCCGTGGCGCCCTTCGTCGAGATCCACGCCGGTGTCTCCGAGGCCGCCGAGCAGGCGCGCTACATGGCCGAGCGCCTGGGCGTCCCCGTGACGGAGGCGGCCCAGGCACAGGCCCAGGCGCCGCGCGCGGAGCTGCGCCAGGAGGTCAAGTCATCGGACGTCGGCCGCTGGGGTGTCTCTGGCGCCGCCATGGCTCACCCTGGCGCTCAGGCCGTGGCGAACCTGCCGGGCAAGGGCCTCGTGAGTCTGGCTCAGCTCTTCGAGGATGCCGGCGCCTCGGGCATGGCCAGCTACGCGGGCGTCCTTGGGGAGTCCATCCAGTTCCGTCCCTCGGCCCGCGAGAACTACGTCGAGCTGCCGGGCGACAGGATCCTGGCAACGTCGGGTATGATGCGCGACCTCGTGCGCGGCTCGCGCTTGGCTGAAGGCGCAACCGTCAGGCGGGGTCGTGTCGGCACAATTACCCAGCGCGGCAACGAGCTCGCCCAGGCCATCGGCCTCACGCCGACCGAGGACGTTGCCGAGAGGATCCTCGTCCGCTCCATGAGCCGCAAGGCCGAGGTAGCGGATAAGGCCAGGCAGGGCGCCATCGCCTCCATGATCGAGCACGGCACACCCAGAAGCCGCGAGGAGGGCCGGCGCGCAACGCCCACCGAGATCGCCGATCACATGACGGCCCAGAGCTGGGAAGGCGTGACGCCGGCCGTGGTCAGGGGTCAGGTCTTCGCCAGGAGCAATCCGCTCATCGGGCGCTTCGCGGCCTCACTCTCGACGCAGGCCAAGCGCGATCTCTACCAGCTCGAGGGCCTGCGCGAGAAGCTCATCGAGGCCTATGACACGGCCAGGGAGACCGGCAACGAGCAGTCGGCGGCCGCCGTTATGGCGACCTTCCTCAAGACGCGCCGCAGCTTCTATGGAGCCCAGATAGAGGACGTCATGCGGAGCCGCGACCCGCAGAAGGCCAGGGCGCTTCAGGCGAGCCTCGCCGCCGACCTCCGGGAGGTACCGGATCCAGAGCCCCAGGCCGAGCTCTTCAAGGCCTTCTCGACAGGGACGTATCAGGGCCAGCTCGACAAGGACATGATGGTCCTCCAGCGCATCGCCGACACCGGCGACGAGCAGGCCCTCGAGCGGTTCGCGCGAGTGACCCTCAAAGGTAAACCCCGCGACGAGGTCGAACGCCAGCAGCTCTACCTCATCGGTCTCTTCCTCATGGAGCTGAGGCAGTCACCAAGCTTGACAACGGCCGGCAGGTAGGAGGATACTGCCGTCCGGGCCAACCCTGGGAAGGGACGGACCCTCTTTCCTTTATGCGAATCGGACGGGGGTGGCGATGGACGAACCTGACCGTAACGCAAGTTCTGAGCTCGCCACCCCGCTTTTTCGTTTGCCAGAAAAAGCTCCACCCCATGCCAAGAAGTGCAGCTGCGGAAAGCTGGTCGTGCGCTTCGGAACCGTTGCCCTCGACTACTACGTACTAGTCGATCAAGCGACGGTAGCGCCATACGACAAGACGTATGTCAGTGCCCGCCACAAGATCCACACCTGCACTCAGCCCATTACCGAGAGGAAGGAAGCTGCTTTTCGGGAACGGGTCAAGGCTTATAACGATTCAATCTGGCAAGGGTCCCGTGAAAAGAGCTGACAGCACGAAGTACGACGCGGTGGTCCGTCGTCTGGGCATACGCTTACGTCGGATCCGTCAGGCTCAGTCAGAGACCCTACAGGGGGTGGCGAAGAAGGCTGGGTTCAAGTCCCATGGAAGCATCTTCCTCCTCGAGCGCGGCAAGAGCATGAGCCTGTCGGGCTACCTCGCCATGGCCAGTGCGCTCGAAGTGAAGCTCTCCGATCTCCTCAGGGAGCTGAAGTGCTAGATGCGTGTCCTCGTCCACAGTAACGCTCCGTGGATGGCGACGGGCTATGGACAGCAGGCACGCTTCATCGTGCGCCACCTCGTTGACCTTGGCGTCGAGGTCGCCATGTCGGTCAACGTGGGCCACTACCAGACGAGCCTCAAGATTCCGCTGTGGCAGGGCGGTCCGCCGATCACGGTGCTGCCGGGAGGACCGGATGACTCTGGAACTTCCGTCATCGAGGGGCACGTTTACGAGACCAGGCCCGACTATGTTCTCACTCTTTACGACGCCTGCGGCCTCCACTCCCGCGTGCCTGGCGGTCCCTTCCTTTCCGGTTGGGGCCGTTTCAATTTCAGGTGGGTTCCATACGCCATGGTCGATGATGGACCGCCGTTGGCCGACTACCACCGACATTCCCTGGCTGGTGCGCATACTGTCCTCACTCTAACCGAGTGGGCTTTAGGTCAACTCGAGCAGTGGCACGGCTGTCCCAATGCCTTCTACGTGCCGCACACCGTGGACCCGGTCGTCTTCAGGCCGCAGCCCAAGGCGGCTGCTCGCCGCCGGCTGAACCTGAGCCAGGACGCTTTCATTGTCGGCTTCGTCGGGGATTGGGAGGGATGGCCCTCTAGAAAGGGCCTCTTCGAGGCGGTTGAAGCCTTCTCCCGCCTCGGTCAGACCGTGGGATTCGCCGACTTACTCTTCCTGGCCCACACGAAGCCCACGATCGAACACCCGCCGATGGTGCTTGACCAGGTGCGCGAGGTTTGCGGCATTCCGCGCCAGAGCTGGGCGCAGGAGACTGACTACCACACGATAGTCGGACGTCCCACGAGCTACATGGCCGACCTCTACTCGGCCATGGATGTCCTCCTTCTTCCATCGAAAAGCGAGGGCTTTGGTCTGACAGCCGTCGAAGCCGAGCTGTGCGGTACACCGACCATCGTGACCAGCGCTCACGCTCTTCAGGAGACGGCTGATGGGGCCTGGAAGGTAGCGCCTCGCGGGAGTTTTCTCAGTTGGAAGTTGAGCCAGTGGTCCTACGTTTCACCTGAGGACGTCTTCGAAGCTCTCCATGACGCCTACCTGCGCGGCCGTGAGCTGCTCGTAGCGATGGGTGTTGAGGCTCGTGCGCGGGCCATCTCGCGCTACTCGTACAGTGTCGTTCACCGCCAGTGGACCAAGCTCGTCAGGCACCTCGAAGGTTGCATCGCGAAACCCCAGGCCCTCATCCGCATGGACGCTGAGGCACGGGTACAGGTGGCAGCTATCGTGCCTTACGTCCCACGCGAGTGGCCAAGGCCAGTTGACCGTGAGCAGCTCGAGGCGGCCCTCCGGGAGCAGGGGGTAGAGGTGGTCTTCGCCAAGGACGACGTGGAGGCCGGATACCCGCGCAACGTGAATACGGCTGCCGCCATGGCCATCGAACGCCTGCATCCGGAGTGGCTTCTCATCTGGAACGACGACGCGCTGCCCGACGATCGCATGGTGAAGTACCTCTTGGCCGAGGCGAGAGCGAACGCGCTTCAACTGGTGGCCCCGGTCGTACTCCGCGTGTCGGGCGAGAAATCACAGGTTGAGCTGGCCTGGGAGGTCTACTCAGGTGGCGTGCGCGAGGTCTGGGAGGATGCAGCTCAGGGCGGCAGGTACTACCCGCTCGGAGGGCCCTTCTACCAGAGCCTATTTCTCGTGAGAGCTGACGTCTGGCAAAGGCTTTCCGGGTTTGACGAGCGCTTCTCGCCCGGCTACTATGAGGACGCCGATTTCGTGCGCAGGGTCGTTGCGCACGGCTATAAGGCCGGGGTCATCCTCTCGGCCAAGTGTGTCCACCACGCCGGCTCGACCTTCGATAAGCTCTACACGAAGGCCGAGCTCGGCAACATGCTCGCGGAGCACAGGCAGTGGTACAACCACAAGTGGCACGGAGCGTAAGCGGTGAGGCACCTTGAGTCCCGATGTGTGGGTGCAGATCGTCGTCGGCTTGATCGTGGCGGTCGGCGTTCTGTATGGGGTGCATCGCAATGTGCGCGGGGACATGACGTCACCACTGCAAGAAGCTCAAGACAAGCTCGATACCGCAGTCAGCAACCTCAGGGTGCAGATAGCTGAGCAGAGCAGGGAGGCGACTCGCGAGTTTTCCCTTCTGAGACAGCAGCTCTCCGGGTATGTGCCGCGAGACGATCTCAACCGCCAACTCGGAGAGCTCAGGAGCATGTGGGAGCGGCGAGAGGACCAGCTTCGTAGCATGCTCGTCCAGCTCACCAAGATCAATGAGCAGCTCCGCGAATTGAGGCGCCGTGGCGAAAGATCGCCTGACGAGGAATCGTAGTCCCATGGAAATTGAGATGCGGTTCGCCATGGCCGAGACGCAGCGGTTGCTCGTCGGTATCGAGCCATCTGAATTGAGCGTTCTTGACACGGAGTTCGACGAGGCAACGCTCGAGCTTAAAGCTCAATTGTCTGCCCTCTTCAGGCAACTCCCGACAAAGCGGAAAGCGAAGAACGTGCAATGAGTGATCTGGTCATACTTCAGGGCGAGTTCGCCAGGGCGCTGTCGAAGTTAATCATAAACGCCTACTCGCAAGGGTGGGTCGTGACATTGGCCTGGAGCTACCGCAGCCCAGAGGTCAACAACCTCATTGGTGGCCACCCACGCTCGACCCACGTCTACCGGCTTGCCCAGGACTTGAACCTCTTCATAAACGGCGTCTACCAGCGCGACAGCGAGAGCCATCGTCCGCTCGGCGAGTACTGGAAGACGCTCCATCCGCTTGCCCGCTGGGGCGGCGACTTCACAAGGCCGGACGGGAACCACTACTCGTTCGAGTGGCAGGGGGTCCAATGATCGTCTTCGCCCTTCTTCTGATAGCGGTCATATCCGCTGGCATCGGATGCGTTGTCGAGCGCATTCGCTTCGTCTCATTCGCTGTGGGCCTCATCGCTATGGCCATGCTCCTTCAGGCCTGGCCGCAGTGAAGCTCTTCACGGTCTGCATCGTTCACTACGGCGATGAGAAGCTTCTCGAACGTTGCTGTGATTCCATCAGCGCCGCAGGCGATGATTGCGATGTGATCGTATGGATTAACGGGACTAAAGCCCTCGTCCAACGAGTCGATGCTGCACGAATCTGGTATTCCAGTGAGAACCTCGGCTTCAGCGAGCCCGCCAACAGGCTCGCCGCCAAGGCTGACACGGATTACATCGTCTTCCTCAACTCGGATGCGGTGGTCGGCCCTGGCTGGCTCGAGGCGCTCTTCGAGCCCTTCGTTACCATCCCTCGGGTGGGGGTGACAGGACCAAAGGGCGGCTGCCGCACGCTCACGCAAACAGGCGACGGAGCGGCTGGCGAGCGCATCGACTACATCGAAGGCTCGTGCATGATGGTCCCGAAGCATCTCTTCATGAAGATGGGCGGCTTCGACACGGAGACCTTCCGTTTCGCCTATGCCGAGGACGCGGACTTCTGCCTACGCATCCGTGAGCTGGGTTGGAAGGTGGTTGAAGTCGACGTGCCGGGCTACCAGCACGAGCGGGCCGTGACGTCGAAGGTCGTCGAGGCCGAAGGTATCATCGACATCAAGGGCCTCGCGACTATCAACAACATGCGGCTCCTGGCCCGCTGGGGCCACGTCATCCGTGGTGGCTTCAAGCGCCGCATCGTTGTGAGCCGCAAGGCGGCCCGGGGCGACGTCTTCCAGTTGACGGCACTGGCCCGCATCGTGGCGGACAGGGTACCGCACTGGAAGCTCTACGCGGATACCCCGTGGCCAGAGCTTTTCGAGAACAATCCGCTCATCCTGCCGGTATCTGACCTCGCTGGCCCCGCCGACTACGTGGACCTCGATGGCGCCTACGAGTCGCGGCCGAACGTGCCCATCGCCATCGCCTACGCCCAGGCCATCGGCGTGCCGCAGCCCATCCCACTCAGGATGCCGGAGCTCTACCTGACCGATGAGGAGAAGCTCCTGGCACCGGCCCAGGGTGACGAGGTGCCGCAGGTTATCGTCCACCCAGGGTTCACGGGCTGGCCCGGCAAGGACGCACCGAGAGACTTCTGGGAGATGCTTATCTTCGAGCTGCGAGCGAGGAGCCTTGGTCCCATCGGTGTCGTGGGCGATCAACTCACGCCGATGATCGGGGACATCGATCTAAGGAAAGTGGGATTCCGTCGAGTCGGTGCCTTCATCGGTGGGGCCAAGCTCTTCGTTGGCGTCGACTCCTTCCCGGCGCACCTGGCCTACGCCATGCGGACGCCGGCCGTCGTCCTCTTTGGAGCCGTGCCTCCCGAGCGGGTCATCGTTGAGCGAGCCTTCGCCGAGCCGGTACGTGCCGAGCACCTGGCCTGCCTTGGCTGCCACCTCGAAGGCCCACAGCCGCGTCTCTACTCCGGCTGTGCGCGCCTGAGGATAGACGTCCACACGGGCATCTCGGCCCCGTGTATGACGGAGCTGAGCGCCGATCACGTCCTTCAGGCCATCGAGAAGGTCACGGGCTGGCGCAAGACGATGCCCTCCGAGGTGTCAAAGAGCCCGGGTCTTTGGGAGCGCCTCATGCTCGGCGCGAGAGGCCTTAACCTGGCCTGCGGCTTGGACAGGGGCTTCGGCGATACCTTCGACAGGACGCCCTACATGTGGGCCGACAAGACCGGCGACGTGCGCGAGCGCTTGCCCTACGCCACGGACAGCTACAATTGGGTCCTCACCTCGCACAACCTCGAAGACCTCCCTGTCCCCGACTGGACCTGTCGAGAGATCCTGCGCATCCTGAAGCCCGGCGGGCGCATCCTGGCCTACGTGCCCACGAAGAAGTACGACGAACAGGGTGGCTACAACGAGGACCACGTGCGGGTCTTCGATGAGCCGCAACTACTACACCTGCTCAAGCGCTCAGGCTTCGAGCAGATCCAAATCGTTGATGACCAAGAGGGCGAGAAGTACTCGATCCTCGGGGTGGGGGTGAAGCCATGAAGCGACTGCTTCTGCTGGTCGCGGCCATGCTGGTGCTCACGTTCTCGGCGTGCGAGTGGTGGGAGGACGATCCGGTCATCCCGCCGGTCCTCACGCCCGAAGACTTCCTGTTCTTCGTGGATATCCAGGCCCGCTACGTAGGCGGTGTCATCGGTACGAACGGGACGATCGAGGTGTCCTGCTCGCCTCAGCAGCATGCGAGCTGCGGCGGCGGCTGCATCTACAAGTTGAGTGTCGACGGCGGCAACGTCGGCTCGACGCTCTTCGGTACAACCTTCACACTTGTCCTGCCGTCAGACCCCTTGCCCTACGTCTTCCAGTGCGTCCACGAGGCCTCAGGGTCCAAGTCCGACTCGGCCAGCGTCCTGGTGCCCTGATGCGCCGCCTGGCCATCCTGTCCGCCTTCCTGGCGCTACCACTGAGCTGTGCCTCGCTCCAGTCGCCGTTCACGAACCCCTTCAAGGACACGACCGTCGACAACTGGTGCACGACCTTCACGAAGGGTCAGGCCTTCGTGAGCTCCGTTGTCATCCCGGCTCTCGACGCCTCGGCTCAGGACAGCGCCTGGCTCCTGCGCTACGGTCTCGCCAAGGGAGCTCTCGAGGCCATTGGGCCGCGCCTGGCGGCCGCCTGCGCGGCCCAGGCTGCCGGCGACGGGCAGGACAAGCTCCTCATGGCTTACGGCACCCAGCAGGCTGCCAGGGCTCTTGGAGACCTCGTGGAGCTGCACCAGGTCGTGACGCTGCCCAAGCCCGAGCCTGGCGACGTGCGTGCCTTCGGCGGCTTCGGGTTGAGCGTCCAGCCAGGCCCTGGGATGCTCTTGAGCGAGCTCAGGATGGCCGAGTCACAGGCGACGGCGGTCCTCGCGAAGAAGTGAGCGTCGCCTACCACCTGGCGACGGGCAGGATCCGCTTCTGGCCCGAGAAGCTCTTCGAGCTTGTAGAGGACTCGCGTCCAGTCGATGCAACGACGCCACCTCGAGACTGGAGTGGATTCAACGGCTGTGGAGTCAGGGGGCTCCTCTGGCTCGTGCCTCAGACGCCATTCGGCTTTTGCGTGGACCTCGCGTGTCTCTTTCACGATTGGGACTACCAATCTGCCCAGGAGCTTGGCGGCAACTGGACGGGCCGCATGGAGGCTGACAGGCGCTTCAGGGTGGCGACTGGAATCATCCTCGAATGGTCCATCGACAACGCTCTCTTGCCGGGCGCTATCCTGCGCGACCGCTGGCGTCTGCGGCTCGTGCAGAGCGTTGCCAAGCTCTTCAGGGTCCTGCCAACCATGGGTTCGATCTTCGTCTTCTTCATTACCTGGGCCTACTGGGGCCGGGTGCGCATCTGGGGTCGCCTCGCCTATAACTACGCGCCCTTCGAAGCACCTGAAGCGTGGAGCGGACTCCTCTGGATGGTCTGGCGCGAGCCTCCATGGGCATTCATCAAGCTGTTGGGCAAGACCATTCTCGACACGCGCGAGCTCCTGGGCCTCTTCATACCCAAGCGCTCGAGGCTCACGTGATCTCGCTCGTCACTATCATCTGGAACGGCGAGCGCCACGGCTTCCCGTGGAGACCGCTCATCGAGGAGTGGCTTGCTGCCGGCGTTCAGGTCGTGGCCGTGATTCCGGGTCAGGACCAGGACGACATGTTCTACCTCATTCGCAAGGACTACCCTGACGTTGAGCGTCTCGGTGTCCCGGCGTTCAGCCACTACCAGGGCATCTCGGACGCAGTGAACAAGGGTATCGCCATTGCGAGCGGCGAGGTCGTGCTTCACGTCCAGGGCGATGAGCACCTTGAGGCTTCGCCAGCTCTCCTGTTAACGCTTCAGCGGCACGGACCCAAGCAGCTCCTCGCCTTTCCACGCCTCGACTTCACGCTCGACATGACCCATGTGACTCCGGTCTTCGAGGGCGAGCCCCCCGTCGTGCGCTCGATGCCGGGACGGCTCTTTCCACAACTCAGAGCGCTCGACGACGCCATGCACCTCGGGCCTGTGACCCTCGATGTACCAGCCCTCTACCTGAGTAACTTTCCGATTTTTCACTACCACGGCCTCAAGAGCGAGGCGCAGTGGCAGACCAAGGAGACGGACTTTCAGCAATCGCTCTACGTGGGCCATGCGTTCGGGGAGGTCGACAAAAAGATCGCCCTGGGTGGCGAGGCCGCATGGGCTCCAGGCCCGCTCAAGCGGGCACGTGAGTTCACGGGTCAGCACCCACCCCGGATGCTACAATGGCTCAAGGACAGCTGGATGTGGAGGGCTGAGAAATGACCTATGGGGGCGATCCAATCTTGATTGGCGAAGGCGGTCGCGCGCACGGCATTCCGAAGGGCAGCGGCTGGCTCAGGGGCGGCGGCGGCGGCGGCGGTGGTGCTCAAGGCTCGGTCGGGGCCCTACTGGCTCAGCTCAGTGGTGGCGGCTCGGCCAGTAGCAACCTCCACACCCACAAAGGGCGTGGGGATCTCCGGGGTGGCGGCGGCTTCGCCGGTGGGCCCGAGCGCATGCAGGAGATCATGGCCATGCTCCAGGGCGCACGCACAAGGGCTCAGGGTCCTGGTATCGATCACCAGGTCCCGTTCGGCGCCCCCCAGAGCCAAGGCCTCGGACAGCGCGTCATGATGCAAGGTGGTGGCGGTCAGGGCGCTGGCCCTGGTCGGATGATGCAGGGCGGAATGCAGGGCGGGGCTCGGAGATCCGCCATCGCCCAGATGCTCGGAGCTGGCGGCATGCGTCAGATGGGTACGCCAGGAGCTCTGTAGCCGGATGCGGGGTACACGTACTTACAAGGTCCGCAACCCCAGCAAGACGGTCTCGACGGTCCCGGCCTGGAATAAGCTCGGAGACCAGCTCCACAGAAGGGCCGTCAGGCTCTGGATGCAGCGTCACAAGCATCCAGCCAAGGTCGCCATGGCCCTGGCTGAGCTAAGGCGTCTTGAAGTCTACAAGGACATCGGAGATGAGACCTGGGATGCATACCTCTCGCGCTGGGGTCCGCGCCGCAAGCTCGTCCATCAGTTCGCTCTCGCAAGCCCAGCCTGGGAGAAGTGGCCTGACGTCATGGCGGCCCTCTACCCGGGCGCCCTTTCTCTCTACAGGCTCACGCTCTTTCTTCCGCTCGTCGAGTCGAGGGAGGACTTCGTATGGTGGGCGAGGCTTGCTCGGTTCACGCACCAGAAGGAGTTCCTTCGCATCATCGACGCCTACAGGCAGGCGCTGAGGGCGGGACGCTCTGGATACGCCTCTTCGCTCATCGTCCTTGGCGTCCTCTCAGAGGACTACCAGAAGCTGGTCAAGCCTGCTAAAAAGCTCGCGCAGGAAGAGCTGGGCAGAGAAGTTGACCAGAGCCGCCTGTTTCTCTGGGCGTGTGCCAAAGCCCTCGGCGTGCCTTTTCCCAGCACCATGGGGGTTGACGATTGTGCTCTACGGCCAGTTGGAAGTGCTGGACCTTCAGCCGTGGAAGACCCGGCCCTCTACTTCGGAGAGCCTAGAAAGCTCTGGGATAGGCCTCGCCTTGAGGGTGGGCTCCCAGATAGAGACACTCCGGAGCTGTCTCAAGAGCGCGGCTCAAGCGTGGACGAAGACGGCGCTGAGGATTCCGCCGATACGGAAGCTGACGTATGTCGGTAGGGGGACGCCCAATCAGGGTGCGCGGAAGCTCCTGGCTTACGAGGTTGGGCTTGTCTTCAGGTGGGAAACGAAAATCCTCCACCAGTTCATCCAGCTCTACAATCTCACGAAGATCGCAGCGAAGGAAGACTGGCTCCTCTCCGACGAAGAGCACCGAATCGATCTGGCTGGGTACAGCCCGCCCAGCATACGTGATTGGAATCGACCCGGGCCTAGCTACATGTGGCCTAGCTACCGTCGAGGTACGGTGGGATCCGTTGCTCAGCGCAAGCCACTCGCTCAAAGGGCAGACGAAAAGGACGAAGGGCTGGAAGAGCTGGGAGACGACTGACGCGCTGTCCCGCGAGCTCTACCTCACGGTCTCGCGCTACCTGGACGATGCACTACGCTTGGCGCAGCAGGCAACGACGTTGCCGGCCAGTGTCGTTGCTGTCGTTGAGAGTCCAGGTATGGTCTTCGAGCAGAAGGCGACGCTCATGGGTCATGGCGTCATCAGGGCCTGCCTCGCGAGCGCCGGGATACCCTGGGTTACGCTCATGCCGAGCCAGGTGAGGGCCGAGCTTGGGGCAGCTCATGACGCCTCGAAGTACAAGGTGTGGGAGGCGACCGGACCCTTTCTAGAGGGCTTCGATCGCCTCCCGAATGAGCACGAGCGCGACGCAGCCGCTCTAGCTCTCGCTGGTCTCAGGCGCTGGTGGACTCTCTACCCCGAGCACTCCCTCGAGCTTCGAGCTCAAGCTCGTGGCAATCGAGCGTAGCTCGTCAGCCACCTTGTCGCGCCTCTGGGCGAGCTCGGTCAGCTCCTCGCGCACGACCTTGACGCGAGCCTCGATGCGCTCGTACTCGGACAGGAGCGTCCCCTGGCGTCTCGAGAGCACGGTTGTGTCCTTGTACTGAGGCTTCTTGCGCTCACCCTTAGGCTTGGGCTCACGCACGGTCACTGTCTTTTTCGGCTTTCCGTTTGCCAAGCGTTTTCTCCTTGTACTCCTTGACGGCCCCGGCTGATTCCATGAGCCGTGAAGCGAGTAACTCAACTTCCCGTGGATTCATGTCGACCCGCACGATCAAGCGCAAGTCAGTCGTGACGATCTCGAGGGTGACGTTCTCCGCGCCCAGCTCGGCCAGCACGCGGAGCTCCATAGCTCCTGTCAGGCAACCTCCAAGGGTCTGGCCGATCTTCACTTCGTCGCCATCTGCCACCATGGGCAGTACCTGTTGACCGAGCAGTACTCGGCGCAACGCCTCGGGACCCCGAGGCCTCCGTAGCTCACGACCCCGAATTTCTCGCGATCCTCACAGGCATCATCGAGTCGAAGGGCCCTCGCCTCAAGTGACATGAGCGCCTCAACCCTGGTGACGAGCTCGGCCCTGTCATTCTCACCTGGCATGACCTCGAAGACCCCGAAGCGCGGGTCGCGAGGCTGGCCGCGCATGGGCTTTCGCCAGTCCGAGGCCCAGACGAGGAGCTGGTATGGCGGCACGACCTTGTGGCCGTTCTCGGCGAGCAGGACCGCGTAGAAGCGTAGCTGCCAGACATACTCCGGCCGCTCGGCCTCGAGCCCGTTCTCGAGAAGCTTCTTGAGCCCGAAAGACGTCATGCGCTTGTAGTCGCTCAAGGTGCCAGTCTTCGCATTGAAGCTATCGGGCTGACCCGATACGACGACCGGGCTGGCCAGGTCGAAGGTCCCAATCTGCATGTGGACGCGCTCCTCGGCGCCCGATGGACCAGCCTGGGCCAGCCACCAGTGGACGGCCGTCCCGTCCACCATGTAGAGGAGCTCGTGAGGCTTCGACCAGAAGGGCTGCGAGCGCTTCAGCCCAGCCCTTAGGGGCGATTCCAGGAGCGAGCTGACCCTGATGCCGTCCGGCTGCTCACGGCCGCTGCCAAGGGCCAGGAGGAAGGCCAGGGGCCAGCTCCCGCCGCCGGGCGCTATGTCGGTCGGAATGACCCAGTGCCCCCGGGTGTAGGTCTCCGCGAGCTTGCTCCATGGCACGGTATTGCCGAAACAGTCGATGAGGCCTTCGAGTGGCATCACTCCTCCAAGCTGCGGTTGTGCTCGTCGATATCGTCGTCTTTGATATCGCCACCCGCCGGAGCGTTGGCGCCGAACGGGAAGTCCGTCTTGTCCTTACGGTCAGCGCGGCGGGTGTAGCCGAGCGGCGCGAGCTTGGGTTGACCCTTGGCTACGGGGACCACGGCCCTGATGTTGACCCAGGTGCGGGCCTTCCCATCCTTGCCCTGGCCCGCCTTGCGGATGACCTGGAGCTGGCAATTCCAGCCGACGAGGAGCTCAAGGTCGAAGCCAGCCTTCTCTTCGTCCGTGAGCGACCGACCCATCCACGACTCGAGGTCAGCGGTCAGCGTTGCCTTTGGGTGAAGGCTCGCCGTGTAGCGCTTCGAGACGGCGTAACGGTAGCCACGCTCGTTCGTCTCGGTGATTTGCCAGACGAGGAGCACCTTGTGCTTTATGGTCTCCTTGCCAGCGTAGAACCCTTTGACGAGGCCCAGGTCCACGACGTCAACGCAGACGGCGGGCCAAATGCCGGCTGGCGCCGGTTCGTAATCATCCGCGCCTTCGGGTTCCTTGACGACGAATGCCATCAGCGTTCCTCCTCGCCGTCGAGAATGAGCAGCGTACCGTCCGGGAGCTGGAAGCTCGTCACGAGGTCGCCAGGCTGTATGAGCCGCTCCTCGGGCTCGGGCACGAAGTTCGCGTGAAAGGGCAGCTCGGAGTCCGGCCGGCTCTGAGCCCTCAGGTTGAGCTCCACGCGAACGGATTCGAGCATGAGCATCGCCTCGGCGAGCATCGAGCCCATCTCGTCATCCCTGAGCACGGAACACCTCCGTCAAGGTCGCGCACGCGATGAGAATGGCCGCAAGGCCCAGGGCCTTCATATCCCCGATGAGGGCGAGGCCCGTAAGCCCCACGGCCAGGTACAAGCCTGGCGCTGAGACGAGTCTCTTCATGGTTCGCATAGTCTGTCACCTCCATTGACAGCTGTCAAGTCCGGCGACAGCCTATCTTCGTAGTCGAAGACCAGCGCATCGCCGATGTTCTGACCGTCTCTCACTGGAGCCGAGAAGCCCACGGCAACCATGCTCTCGCAGTGGTCGCATCGGTAGACGTCGCACCTCCAGTAAGTCTCGCGAAGCTGGCCCATGGCATGGTCGCGGATGAGCTGGTCATTGCGAGCGCAGTGCATCATGAGCCCGCAAGGAACGCACACCGGGGCTTGCGGCCTGCTCACGGCGCGTTCTTCCGCTTCTTGCCAAGCGCGGCTGTGAAAAGCCTGAGAGCTAGCAAGACTTTGGGCTCGAGGTAGATCTCGTTATCCGCAAGCCTTCTGTCGTGGTTTCCGGTGGTAAGCCAGACGCCGTAACCATCGAAGTGGGCGTAGACACCGTCACCCAAGTATTCACGGTCGAAGTATTCACGGTCGTGGTCGCTCACGCTTCCACCGTGAAGGGCCGCCGGATGCCGTGGACCGGACAGCCGTAAGCATCGCCTGACAGGACCCTGAAGGGGATCTGACAGACGGAGCATAGAAGCCTCGAGCCCGAGGCCGGCGGCGGCTGAAGCCTCGAGCCCGAGGCCGGCGGCGGCTGAAGCCTCGAGCCCGAGGCCGGCGGCCTGGCTTCCGTCACGAGCAGGTGAATCTCCGGGGCCTCGGCAATCCCAGATGGCTCGCCGTGGCCGCTCCACTGGTCGCGGATCCAACCCTCGAGCCAGCGGCCCAAGGCATCGGCGCGCACGTCTTCTTGCACTGTGATTCTGAGCGTTACCGTGGTCATGCATATCCTCGTTGCCGGCCTGTATCCCCGGCCGGCCCGGGCCAGACCCCATGTCACATGAACGGCGCGACCGGCACGGGGTCTGAGCTGAGGACCGGAGCGCCGTGTGTTCTACTTTTTGACTGTAGCGTCCGCCATGTCTCGTCTGAGTCCTACCAGGCAGGAAACCAGGCAGTCGCGACCTGACTCGCGGCTGCCTGGCCGCACGGCACCGGTAGGCCCATAGCAAATGCATGTGCCGTTGTAGTGTCGCTGGGCAGCACGCCGCCGTTGCTTCTCGGTCATGGTGTCCCACCTTTCCGCTGCACTGGGCGGCAGACATGGAGACATATTGAATCCCCCCTTTAGCGCTTAGCGTGAAGGAACGTCTCGAAGTCGTCTCCCAAGAAGCGGCGCACGCGCGGCGCCATGGTCTGGCAGGCCTTCCACGTGCGTTCGGCTTTGCGGCTGTCCGCATCGTAACCGAGCTCCGAGCAGAAGCTTTCGAAGTCAAGCTCACCGCTTGAGGTATCGGACAGAAGGCAATCCAGAACGCCTTCTGCATCGGGCTCGCCGGCAAGGCTGCCCGTGTAGAAGGGCACCGTGAGCTGACGGCCCTTGTACCTGAGAGTTACGGACCAAGTGTAGCCGTGCGGGTCGAAACCCTCAGGCATCGGCTTGTCCGTCATACGTGCGTCACAACGGACGCGCTGACACAGGCCCTTAAGCGTTCTCGTCATGTGAATCCCCTTTCGGAGCAAGGCCCGGCACGCGGGCCCTGAACAGCCAGGAAAAATGCAGGATTTGGCCAGTCTTGATGTTGCAGTAAGTCCCAAGCAACACCCTATCTAGCCTGTCGTCAACCTTAACCCATGTGCCCTTGTAAGGCCCCAGCTCGACAGTAACCCTATGTCCAGGTTTCGCTTTCTGTAGTGGATGCATAACCTAACTCTCGAGCCTTACGTTTATGTCCGCCATGAGCTCGCCGGCAGCGATGAAGATGAGCCTTTCGAGATTCTCATCCTCATCTTCGAAGTCATCCCATGCGCCGGTCTCCCGAAGCTCTGCGATGATGTCTGCCGGGTTGAGGCCGTCCAGCCGGAAGCGTTCGCGAGAGACAGCGGACTTGACGGCCTCACTGACATCACCCTGAGCGTTGCAAGCGTAGACATCGGCAACGTCAAGCTCGAGACTGAACCCGTGGAGTGAGCTGTGCCAAGTGAGACGATAGACGGCCTTGTATGCTGCCCACCCACCACCCGGGCTCACAACGTAGCCGTCCCCGTCGCAATGCTTGCAGCTGGCTTTCTCTTCGTCTGTAGCGTCCGTCCCCGGACCGCACCAATCGCATTCGCGATCCGTCTCGGCCAGCCAGCCGTTGCAGGCGAGCTCCCAGAGACTATCTCCGTCGTCGTCTTCCAGGAGCTCGGGCCAGTCGTCGCGCGAGCTCGCCGGACCTGGGGCGACGTAGAGGACTGACGTATCCCCACGATCGAGGCCTTCAGGCGTCTCGCCGAGGATGTAGCCCCAGTCAGGATCGTCCCACATTAAGAGTGGCTCGATGCCACCGATGGACTCAGCTTTCTCGAATGCGTAGCCTCCGCCGTCCAGACCGTAGCCGATCGTCCATTCCCGCTCGAGCTCGTCAAGCTTTTCCATGTAGCTCATGAGCCCTCCCGGAATTGGCCGACGGCCACGAAGTAGCACGGATATTCCTTGTTGAGCTTCGACTCGACACGGTCCGAGACGAGGGCCGAGAGCTCGTTTGAGTCTCCGTCCCAGTCCTTGCCGTCGACGGCCAGGTTGCACAAGCCGTTGCTATCGAAGCAGACGTAAACCCGCCGGCCGGCGAGCTCGCTGCAAGGCCAGACCTCGCCGGGCCTTGATGCCCATGCTTCGGTATCTCTGGCCGACAGCCACAAGTCGAAGCCTTGCGGTCCGATTTCGATTCTCATGTGAATCCTTCCGTTTGGAGCTTAAGCCGCTCCGGACAGGGCCCGGCACGCGGGCCCTGAGCCGCAATGGCCTAGTGTCTGACTGCGCCCGTGATATGCATGCAATAACCATCCCTGTCTGTCAAGTCGATGAGACAGTGGTAGGTAGCCCGGGATGCCTTGGCGTCTTCGTAGCTTGAGAAGACCTGCGGGCCAGGGTCGGAGTCCTCATCCGTGAGCAACCCGCCGTGGCTGCATTCCCATGTCTGACGCCACTCATCGGCGCAGTCGCAAGGGCCTTCGTAGCTCTCCGCATCCTCATGCTCACACGGTGGTGGCTCACAATCGCAAGCGTGGTACGTACCGAAGCCGCCGTCATGCTCGTCATCCGGGTATAGCTCTTCCAGGTAAGCCCAGAGCTTCTCTGAAGCTTCGGCCTTGGACGCGCCAGGTACGATGGCATCGTACGCAGTGACATCGTTGCCATCGCAGTCTCTGACTTCGAAAAGGTAGAATTTCATGATGTTATCTCCGCGCTGTGCGCGCCACGGTAGACCTCACTCAGGCACAGGCCGCGGTGCAAGCCGCGGGCGACCTGACAGTACTCCTGGCCGTGCTGGCAGCGCTCGTGCCCGTGCTGCGACGCTTGGTGCGCGTGGCGCTCGCAGAGGTCAATGCGGCAGCCGCCGCCAGGCCGCGAGCCGCACGGTGCCTCGTATGTGACGACGAGTCGTGAGCAGCTCACGGACACACCGTGTCGAGCTCGCGAGCCCGGGCTCGCTGGGCGAAGGCGGCGAGAGTAGCCCACGCGCGATCGCTCAGAGTGGCGCGTCCGGCATTGAACGGGTCCAGCGCCCGTATGACCGAAGCCAGAGCTTCGTCGGTGTCTGGACAGACGTGGATATGGTAGGTTTCGCTCATGTGATCCCCCGTCCGAGCCCGGGCCGTTTGGCTAGGCTCGACACAGGATAACCATTGCCAAGTCCATGCCAGGGTAGGGTGGACAGCAGGCAAGGAGTTACGAGCAGCGTGTGACAGGCGCAAGCTGCAAGTGACAGCCGAAAACTGCTGTCACTTCCGGGCTGACCCGTCAAACCCAGGTAGAAGGCAGGGTATGCCTTAGAGCCCGTGGGTAGGCCTGTGCCAGGTAGGTACGGGTGGGTATGTGGACTCGCGTGAGGTCAAGTTTTGGTGGGGCTCCCGCTCACGCCATGATCAACCCGTCGGGACCCCTTTTGGGGTCCGCCCAGCCCCATCCCAAAATGGGGCTGGCGGGGCCCCCGGGGGGAGATTTGGCCTTGCGCTCTCCACGCGAGTGTTGGGGCTCTCATGATGCGGCTTAGGTGGCTCGCGTCGGGAGCGCTTATTGCACTCGTAGAGTGTAGTCTTACGCACACGCGCGGCTTGCCTACCATATACCATTCTCAATAAGGAAGCAAGCGAAGGGGTATGCGTCCAGAAAGTAGACGCATCTAAGTGCCCTCCGGTGCTCGTGTTCGATTATCGTTCGTCTAATCTTTAGACGCCTTATTGAGAAAGTGACGGGGATTGATGTGGTCAATGGCCTTCTGTCGTGGTTGACTGCTGTCATCGGCTGTGACAAGCTTGGCCTGCTGATTGCTTACCGTGTTGCTAGGAGGGCCGATGGCTGACCGACTATGGGAGCGCGAAGACGGCGAGATGTGGCTCGAGACGGCCGAGGACGGCTTGCTCAAGCTCTGCATGGGCGACGGCGACTTCTTCTACACCGATGCCGACGAGCTGCGCGCGATGGTGAGCGCGCTGCCGCGCCGCGACGACGCCCAGGACGTGCGCGCCGCGCTCGAGCGGCTCATGGAGGCTGCGTATTGGGCGACGCAGGTTCACAGGAGAGCTGGCCACGATACTGAGCACACCGCAGCGGACTGCAAAGAGCGGGACCACATCCTCGACTGCGATGTAGCTCTACGACTGGACCGGGACATCGCTGCTGCCTCGGCGGCGCTCAAGCGGGAGGCGTGATGGCCAGAGACTGCGGGCACTGCGCCTGCATCATCAGCTACGAAACATTGGAGGTGGTGAGCGAATGCGGCTGGCACGTCGAGAAGCGCATCCAGCGGGAGAAGGCCGAGGCGCGCGTCGAGACGCTGGAGGCCGAACTAGCACACCGCTGCCGGTGCAAGTTCCCCGACGACTACGGCGACCTGAACGACCCCATCGAGGAGTGCCGCTATCACGAAGGCACGAAGGACGATCATCAACGCGTCGCCGCGCTCGAGGCCGCCCTGCGCCGGCTGTCCACGGAGCCGACACCAGGGGAAAGCTGAGGACATGCCATGACCGACCACGCGGACCTCGTGCGTTGTTGGCTAGAGGAACGGGAGGCGAGCGATGACTGAGCTGAAGCCGTGCCCGTGGTGTGGTGGGACCGACCTGGACATTGCTACCGGCGTATCAGGCTGGCGGTACGTCGGCTGCAAAGGCGAGTGCCTGGGTAAGGCTGGCGACCTCCGCGAGGACGCCTGGCAAGCGCTGCCGCGCCGCGACGATACTCAGGAGTCCGACGCCCAAGCTCTACTGCGCGAGCTGCTGTGGAGCCAGCACCCATGCATGGGTAAGTACGGAGACGACGGAGAGCAGCAGTGTGGAAATTGTGGGATCGACTTCAAGCGCATGTCGGCGAGCGACATTCGAGACGCGCTGGACCGTCGAGGCGTCCGGTACATAGTCAGTGAGACTGACGCCCAGGCGGTGCGCGCCGCGCTCGAAGAGCTGGTGGACGCCTGGAGAAAGGGTGACGACATAGTGGGCGCCATCGCCGCAGCCGAGGCGGCGCTCAAGCGGGAGGCGTGATGAAAAGTCTGCCTGAGATAAGGCGCATCAACGCGCACACGGGGGCAGCTGAACTTCAGATGCGAGACAACGCCGACTGCGAGCACGGCCACCAGCGGCGCAAGTGTCCGCACTGCGAACTGGCGGAGGCAGATACCCGCGTCGCAGCCCTTGAGGCCGCGCTACGCCGACTCGTGGAGGCGCGTGCGCGGCTACAAAAGGCGAGAACGAGGCTCGACTACGACTATCGGAAAGAGATCTACGATGAGCGGGACGCTTGGGGCGAGGCCGAGCGGCTGCTTCCTAAGGCGGGAGAGGAGACGCCCGGTGCCTAGGGAGCGCAAGCCCGAGACCATCATCCGTGAGTTGAAGCGGGAGATGCGAATCTGGAAGGAGCAGACGGTCACGAACGAGGACGCGCTCCAGAAGGCGCGGGTGACTTGCCGACAACACATGGAGACCATCGGGCGTCTCGAGGCTGAGGTAGCCGAGTGGAAGCGCCGCTTCGACATTGTGCTCGAGCGGCTGCCGGGAGAGGAGACGAAGGGGTGAAGACATCCTGGTCCTGCAAGATCGGCGAAATGGGGCCATCCAAGGTGCCGGCTGGCGATTTACCGATGCGGATGGCCGTACAGAGAGCGTACGAGCAGCTGACCGGAGAAGCGCCGGCGTTCTGTTTCAGTGGCTGGGGCGCGCAACTGACCGATGGAGAGCGTGCTGTTGTCGAGGATCGCTTGCAGACGCAACCGGTCTGCCAACAACACGCGGAGACCATCAGGAGTCTCAAGGCTGAGGTAGCCGAGTGGAAGCGCCGCTTCGAGCTCCTGCTGGGATCGAAAGAGAAGCGCGTAGGAACGCTGTCCATTGGGCCGACACCAGGGGAAGCGGAGGACATGCCATGAACGACCACGCGGACCTCGTGCGGCGCCTGCGACGCTACAGGGCTTATCTGCTGACCGACCTCATCGAGCGCCAGGCCGAGCAGCTGACCGAGCTGCGCGCCTGGCGAGACGAGGCGATCGCTGGCTGCGCCGAGCGCCGCTGCGCCGAACGTGACGCGCGGGAGCTAGAGCAGGCCGAGGCCATCGCGCGCAAGGACCGCGCGCTCGAGGCAGCCCGCCACGCGCTCGAAATGCATCAGCACAATCCGCCGACCGATCATTGGCCTGAGGCGTGTACCGCTTGTCACGCGCTCAAGCTCATCCGCGAGGCCCTGGCCGAGCCCGCCAGCGAGACAGATACGGCCGCGGCTGCGGCTGTATCTGTCATGGTCAAACGAGGAGCGCGGATGGTTATGAAGGAGAAACCGTGAGGGAGCTCAAGCTCCTCGCTGTCATGGTTGCACTGATTGTCGCGGTCAACTCGTGGCCAGAACGTGAGCCGGTACCGTTCGTGCGGCCAGAAGGCATCGAGCTGCCAAGAAGGCCTGGCCGCTACAAGAACATCCCCGAATCCTTCTGCGACTACCTCATGAGCCACGAGACGGCCTTCGATGACCTCTCCTGCGAACCTTCCTACCAGGCTTGAACCGCAACGACATGCGGCCTAGAATAGGTGCGGCCCGGTAGGAAGGGTTCCTGACCGGGCCGCGAAGTCAGCACGCTATTGCCGATTAAACGTACCGCAATGGCGTGCCCCAAGTCAAGGAGGCGCGTCGATGGCGTGGCGTTACACCGCAGCCGCCTGGCAAGCCCAGGGCCTGACCACCACCCAGAAGCTGGTGCTCCTGCGTCTGGCTGACTCGGCCGACGACGACGGCTACTGCTGGCCCAGCCATCGGCTGATAGCGCTCGACGTTGGCATCAAGGATCGTGCCCTAAGGTACGTCCTGCGCGACCTGGAAGCCCTGGGGCACCTGACCATCGAGGCGCGCCAGCGCCAGAATGGCGCGCAAAGCTCGAACGGCTACAGGCTGGCCCTGGAAGCCCAGAGCGTTGCCACCCCCCCTGGCAACCAGTTGCCACCCCCCCCTGGCAACCAGTTGCCACCCGAGGATCCAGTAAGAAAGAATCCACCAGGAGAAGAAGACCCCCCTGTCGCTGTGCCGAAGACGGCACATCGACATCCCCCCTCGGGGGGAGGGCAGGCTGCAAGCGCCCCTTCGGAGCCTCAAGCCGCCGGGAACCTCACCTTCGATGCCTCCTTCGGGCCCGGCAAAGCCGGGACCGAATCCGGAGCCACCCCCAATTCCGGCGGCCCCCCTCCCGGGAAGCACGAACGAAACTCGAACGGCTTCGAGAGCTTCTGGGAGGCCTACCCGCGCAAGGTTGGCAAGGGCCAGGCTCGCAAGGCTTGGCTGAAGCTCAGGCCGGACCGCGAGCTCCAGGGAGTCATTCTCGCTGCTGTCAGGGCGCAGTCCGTTGCCGGCGCTCAGCTCGAGCGGGGCAAGTCGTCGTCCGACGGCCGCTCGGTCGTTCCCCATCCGTCAACCTGGCTCAACGGCCAGCGTTGGGAGGATGAGGTGGAGGGCGTCATCGACGAAAACGAGGCTGTGATGGCCAGGTGGATGGCCGGGAGGTCACATGAAGCTTAGCGATGCCTGCTTCCAGGACGGCATAGTTCGCCTGGCGGCAGCCTTCGGGCGTAAGCTCACGGAGAAAGTTACCGAAGCCTTCTACTTCGCGCTTTCCGGCAGGATGGACGACGAGACCTTCAGGTTGGCGGTGACGCGCTGGATCGAGGACGGTGAGCGCTTCCCTGTGCCGGCGCAGCTTCTGAGGTTCAGTAACATTCAGGCCAAGAGGCACTCCTGCATTCGATGCGAGAAGACGCCAGGCTGGATCCACCTGGAAGAAGGCGGCACGAGCGTTGTGGACGGCCAGCCGAGGCACGAGCATGGTACGATGCAGCCATGTCCGGGCCGGTCAGACAAGCGGGCCAGGGAGTACTGGCGTGGCAGTAAAGCTCAGCCCTCAGGCAGCGAGGGCGCGCCTTGAGCTCTTACTTCCAAACGCAACCGACACCCTTGGCGAGATTCTCGAGAGCTTCGCCGAGGCCTTCAGGGCTGGTCAGTTCGAGGGCGATGAGAGGCGGCTCACGGTCAACGACAGGGTGAAGCTCGCTCGTGAGCTCAGGGCCATCGCAGCCCAGATACTCGATCGTGGTGGCGTGCCCGTCACGAAGCAGGTCAAGACCGAGCAGACGAGGCTCAGCGTCCATGTGTCGAACCGGGAGCTCGTTGCAGAGATCGCCAGGAAGTTCAAGCGGCTCGAGCCGGAGGATAGGGAGCTCCTCATCTCGGAGGCGCCGCAGATCCTGGACGTCGTGAAGGCCGGCGATGCCTGAGGTATCGCTCAAGCTCCAAGAGATCCTTGAGCTCCTACAAAGCCTCGAGACGCGGCGGGCTGTCGAGCGCTACATGCGCAACGACGCGAAGGCCAACTTCCTTTGGCTCTCGGAGCGCTGCCGCAGCTACGATCCGGAGCTTCCGCCTGAGAAGCGCACGCCGATGCTCCTGCCGAACGGCGCAACGGAAGTCGCGGTAAGCTGCGGCTGGGCGCTCGACGGCAACGCTGACTATCCAAAGAGTCGTCGCACGCGCGTGACGTGGGACATTGCGGCCATGGCCGGGAAAGAAGCGCTCTTCTTCCCGGACACGAGAGGTTTTGTCCTGTCGGAAAACGAGATGAAGTCCTCGGAAATCCTGGACCGGATAGCCTACATGGTGGATCGTATCGACGACGCGGAGGACGTACCAGACATACGGCGCCTGTGGGATGTGGAGAGGCAGTCGAATCCGGACAGGATCGTCATCCACACCTTCATGGGTAAGGCCCACAATAGTTCCATTCAGGCGCTTCCGCAGGGTGGCATCTTCAGGCAGTTCGGGGCGAGCTTCGTTTGGATCGACGAGGCTGGTACGCAACGCAGCTGGAGGAAGCTACTCCAGAACATCGGTCCGGCAACGAGGCGGCTCATTTGTTCTGGCACGATCAACGAAAACGCCGGGTACACAGAGAGGTGTGGGGTTGAGCGACTCAAGCGATTCGACGGTCCCGAGCTTTTACTGTCCGAAGTGCCGCCAGAAGTGCCTCAAGTTTTCACGGGAGACGAGGCGTTACGAGTGTTCCTGCGGATTCAACAAGCGCGGCAATCGTGGCGGGGAGGTAGACCGGGTGAAGCAGGAAGCCATGCGCAAGGCGAGAGCGGAGATCCGGCAGAAGAGCTTGGAGTTGTCGGCCAAGCGACGCGAGGCCAAGCTCAAGGAGAAGGCCAAGAAGGCATGATCCTCCGGATCTGTCGCGGGCTGCATTACTGGATGCAGGGCGATAGGGACGTCTTCCGTATTCACTACCGCTCGACTCCGGAGCGCGACAACGAGACCTACCTCTCGAGGCTTTGCTCAAGGCTGAATCTCTCGCCGACGAGCCCTGAGGTTCAGGTTGAGATGGACATCAACCCTGAAGCGGACTTCGGGGAGAGGCGATTCCCCACCTACAGTGAAGACCGGCACGTCCGTTCGGTCGAGCCGGAGTGGGGGTCGGCATGGGAGCTCGTCGGTTCGGTTGACTACGGCTTCAAGAACCCAACTTCTATCCTGCTCGGTTCTTGGAACGGCCACTGGCTGAGGCTCTGGGCGAATCACTACCAGTCGGAGCGTATCGTCCAGTGGCACAAGGCGCAGGTTTCGGCCTACCTGAAGACCGTCATTCCCGGCGGGAAAGAGCTGTCGGACGAGGCTACCTTTGAGAGAATCAAGTACACGATCGGCGATCCAACGGGCGCAGGTTACGCAGCCGAGTACGCCGAGCCTCCGGCATGGCCGCACATCACGACGTTCTCGGCGGGTGGCGTTGACCATGGCCAGGGACTCAACAGGCGCAAGCTCGGGCTGAACTCGGCGGCAACTCTCCTCGACGACAACGGGTGCTGTGAGGGGTGTCGTGTCGTCAGCATCGGTGTGGACCGCTGCATCCAGTGCGGCAAACCCATCGAGCTTCAGCCCGGGGTTCTCATAGACTACTCGCTTCACCAGCTTCGCCAGCAGCTCAGGACGCTCAGGCTGCCGGAGGTCGAGCCTGGGCAGAAGCAGCTCGACGAGGCCCGCTCGAAGGACGAGGACCACTCGGCTGACGCCTTTCAGTACCTGTGCGCGTTCCTCCGGACCATCATGCGCGCTCCGGAAGCTCCGTCGAGGCCACGCCGGCAAGTTGACGAGGAAGGCCGGCGCGTGTTCAAATCCTCTTCGGGTAAGCCAGCCTCATGGCAGGAGCGCTACTACCCGCTGAGGTGAGATGCCGCTCAACCAGACCTGGAAGGCCCGGCTGAGGCTGTCCGTCGTGGACCAGTCGGGCAACCCCCTTATGCCGGAGGTCAACAAGGTCTACCCCGGCATTCAGCATCTCATTGGTCCAGGCACTGTCGAGCTTCAGCCGGGCGAGCTCTACAGGCAGTTTCAAATTCCCCATCCGCTGAAGGACTATCCGGACGTCAGCGAGACCTACAAGAACAAGATCTCGCGGTCGCTTCTGGTGCTCACGACGGATACGCCGGGGGTCTACTACAGCATCGGCCAGCAGGCGCCGGCTGCCGGCGCCTTGAGCACCCCAAGGATGCTCTTTGACTTTTCGGCTGAGCCCTTCGAGACGGCCACGGAGTTGGCGCCCGTCTTTGACGACGAGACGCCGAGGTTCCGTCACTACACCGGCTCTGGGACCGCCGGACGTTACAGGTTCCAGCGCGTTACCGACCAGATCGTCAAGCACGGTGGTTACACGGGCCACATTCCGTTTCGCTCAGGGATGGGTAACATCGGGGTCTCGAGGCTCATCTGGGGTCGTGACAATCCGCAGAACCTTGGCTCGGTAGACGACTCGCTCGTCATGTGCTTCTGGGTGCGCGACAGGAACCCAGCTTCGGGTGTGTGGTTCACGTTGCTGAGTTATCCGTTTGATTCGTTGACGAATCCCAACGATGTGGCAGTGGCAGCCGGGACGACGGATGATCTGGGGTGGCTTGAGGATATGCGTGCCGGTGAGGTCAATATCGCTGGTGCCGCTGGGCGCAGATACATCATGAATCCTCATGCGGACGACGAAGATCGCTGGCGCCTCTTTCAGGTCAGAAAGCAGGACATGGAGGCCTTCAGGGAGGGGACCGCGCCAGCTGATATAGACATCGACTGGACGCGCATCACCGCGTGCGAGTTCAGCAATCCGAACATCATCGATGCGGACAGTGAGTTCTACTTCTCTCCGGTCTTCCTTATGTCCGAGGCGCAGGTTATGAGAAGGCTGGACACGATAGCCGTTGAAACTATTCTCTTCGGCGGCCTTGTTGACATCAACGATTGCTACGATAGGGATTACTACGAGCGAACTGGCGCTACGCTGGTTCTGAGCGCACCACCCGGCCACACTGCTCGCGTGCAGTACTTCTTTGGGATCGTATGAATACGGCGACTATTCGATTGGAGCTCGAGGTCGTGCCGGAGGGTCCTGGCGCTGACGGTGTGGTTGAGCCAACGAGGTACCTGCGGTACAGGAGGGTTGTTGGGCTTCACTCGGGCATCAGGGCGATAGGGCCTTTAACGCTTGCGGCGAAGGACAGCCCCGTCCAGGATCCTCAGGTCCACTGGCGCAAGGCCGACCTCGACGGGCTGGATGTCGGCTCGATGTGTCTTCTTGTGCTGATGTTCGATAGGTTCCGCTGGGAGGGGTACGATACGGGTCTTGTCTGGGATGATAGCAACAGGAGATTCTGCGTGTGGCTTACGAGGCCCCAGATTGAGCTTCAGGCCGACGGTGACGTTGTGCCTGGTAACGGCGCTCCTAACAGGACGATACTGTATCTCGACGAGCTCGTGGACGAGGTGGCCCTTGATGCAGGTGAGCTTGGGGCTGTAGCGTTTCCCGACATGATGCAGATCTTCTATCTCGGTGATATTGCCATCCTTGGGTTCAGGCCCGGGCTCGAGCGGATTCAGTTGATGGTCGCGCAGGTGTCTTCCGAACAGACCGCGAATGGAGTTCCCATACAGACGGATCATTACGCTTACGTGCTCGAGCTGAAGCAGTCTCCGGCTGACATGGTGACGATGTGGCCGAGCTGATGATCGTCATTCCCGCGGTAGTCGTGGCCGTTATTGCCGTGGCGTTCATGGCCAGGACAGCTTCGATAGCGATGCTCGAGGTGAAAGATATCGCCATCAGGTCGCTCAGGGCTGGGCGTGTCATCCAGTCGGACGAGGAGTCCGACTTACTCAGTCAGTACGAGCTCGAGAAGAGGCGCAGGCTTGAGCTGGCGCGTGAGGCGGTGATGCATGGAGAGAGTGATGGACAAGGAACCGATTGATTCGAGTCCACTCTCAACCTGGTCGCGGCGCCTCGGTGTGCGCGGCAAGATGGGCGACCCTGCCAAGACGGTCAAAAAGATCGGGGAGCAGCGCGTCGCCAAGTACATCACGCAGCTCGCCGAGGCTTCGCACAACTACAAGACGCAGTACATGCACTCGGAGTGGGCGCGAAACATTTTGGCCGTGTACGGTCTCCAGCACATCGAGCGGGATGCCGATGGGCGCTGGCATCCGATAGCTCTGGGTGAGGACGAGAAGCACACGTCCAACTTGATGCTCAAGTCAGCCTTCGCTCTAGCTTCGTCGTTTCTCGGCGCGAGCCCAGATTGGGCCGTGGTCCCGGCTTCCGGTGACTCGGAGGATGTGATCAAGGCTCGGACCGCCGAGAAGATCCTGCGGGCCATCTACCATGAGCACAAGGTCTTCGTCCGCAGGCTCTTCGCGATCCTCGACATGGTGATCATGTCGGACGGGTTCCTGAAGTTGTGCTTCAACCCCATGGGCGGCCAGGTGATGAAGAAGGAGATGCCGATCGTTGATGGGCTTGGACAGCCTGTCATCGATCCCGAGACTGGTCAGCTGGCCGCCAACGTGAGTTACGGCATCGAGGGGGACCTCGAGATTTACGCGCCGTCGCCCTTCCATATACATGTGCCACCCGGTACGAAGACGCCGCTCATGAATGATTGCGATTGGGTCATCGAGAAGGCGCCAATATCACTTGCTCAGATCTGGGCCAGGTACAGGTACGAGGCCAAGCCGGACACGACGGCGAGCGACCCTGCATACGAGCTGGCTTCGGACTTCAGTCGAGCCATCGGGGCCAAGCTCGAGAACTACTACGTGGACACGAGGGCCAAGGATGAGGCCTTCGTTTACGAGTATCACGAGCTGGCGAAGTTGCAGGAAGGGTACGAAGAGGGCATCGTCATCAAGGTGGTCAACGATGAGATCGTGAGCGTGACGCCGCAGCCGCTCCCACATCGGGCCGGCTATCAGTACGTCCATCTTCCTCAGCTCCCGATGCACAATCGCTTCTGGTCCCACTCCGTCATGACCGAGGTCTGGCCGGCTCAGAAGATGTACAACAAGGACCGGCTTCGCTTAAGCCAGAACAGGGACCTCACGGCTCTTCCGTGGATCTGGGATCCGCACGGGTCAGGCATTCCACAGGATGCGCTGACGAGCGGGCCTCGTCGCCTGAGGGGCGTTACCGAGCCGAAGTGGATCTCGCCGCCATCCTTGTCGCAGGCGCTCGTGGCGGATCTCTCCGAGAGCTTGGCAGATATGGACCGCATCGCGAACCAGTTCGGGCCGGCGCGTGGTGAGCTGCCAGGCAAGAGCCCCTTGGCCAACCAGGCGCTCGAGTTTCTTCAGCAGGCCGAGAACCAGACGCGCCAGCCGCAGCTGGCGCTCTCGTCGGATGCCTGGATCGACTTCGGCTACAAGGCGCTCGAGACCGTGAGGCGCTTCTACCCTGAGGGGAGGCTCTTCGCCATGGCTGGTCCAACGGCGCGCGTCGAGGGGTTCATGGCCGGCGCCCAGCAGATACCCCTGAGGTACGAGATCTTGGTCCAGGCCGACTCGGCGCTCGTCCAGTCGAAGACCCAACTCAGGCAGGAGTTGATGCAGGGCATCCAGGTTGGCCTCTATGCTGATGCCATGCAGGACCCGCAGAAGCTTCAGTGGTTGAGGGACCAGCTGCGCTATCCGACGCCAGGTGATCTCACGCCGCCGCAGATGCTCGATCACGAGAATGCCGTCATGGAGTGGCAGCGGTTCCTGACCGAGGGGACGCCCCCGGAGGTCTCGCCGCTCGAGGATCTTTCTGTCCATATCGAGGACCACGTTCGGGTCACAAAGACAGAGGGGTACAAGCGGTTGCCGACCGAGATGCGCAAGACCTGGGTGGAGCACATTCAGCAGACCCAGGCACTCTTGCAGTCCCAGCAGGCCGCCGGCACGCAGGCCGGGTTCGAGCAGCAGACGATGTCAGCGCTTCTCGAGGCGGTCAGTCGCGGCAAGTTCCGCGATGCCGAGGCCCTGCTTCTTGCCATGCGGGGTATCATGGAGCGACTCCAGATGGAAGTTCAGGCCTCGCAGGGGGCCGTTCAGGGGGGTGGCAATGGACGAGGAGGAACGCCGACAGATGATTCGGGAGGCGCTGGCCCAACTTCTTGAGAAGGGCGGTTCGTCCTTCATGGAGCAGGATGAGCGGCAGCGCCGGATGCAGCAGGCTCAGGCGACCAGGCAGCGTCCGCTCGAGAGCGTTGCCGGCCTGGATCTCGGCCAGATTCTGGGTGGATCCCAGGCGCGTGAGGCCAAGGTCTCCGAGCAAACGGTGAGGGACATGCTGGCGCAGTTGGCGCGCGCCCAGCAGCAGCAGGTTGGCGGTCAAGAGGAAGACCTCGAGGCTCTGATAGGCCTTCGGTAGTTGCAACGGACGTCGCGTCCGTGCTATACGGTAGCGCATGGAAAAAGGTGCCGGGCAAGCCCCGGTGGAATCGGCAGCCGGTGCGGGTGGCGCCGCACCTGAATCGACCGGGTACGACGGTTGGCTTTCTGAGGCCGGCTTCGATGCCAAGCAGCTTCCTGATGCCTCTGAGGTGCGGGTCGCTCGCGACTTCTACTCCAAGTATGGGGGTGAGTCCGAGCTCTACACTAAGGCGCAGCTTGAGGAGCAGCGGAAGACGGCCATCAGTGAGTACATCTCGAACCCTGATACATACCAGCGGCTGAGGGACTACTTCGCCAAGGCACTTGGTGGGGAGGCTCCCAAGCCGTCTCAGAACCAAAGCGACGACCCCTACGCTCAGCAGCTTGATACGCTGCGCGGGGAACTGGCCAAGAGGCTCGATTCGCACGAGTCGGTTCTGGCTGAGCTTCTCCAAGTCAGGCAGCAGCTGACCAAGCAGAGCGAGATGGCGGGGTTCCAGCGGCAGTTCACGGAGACGGTCCGAGGTCTCGTCAAACAGGTTGGTGGCAAGTGGCCAGCGGAGCGGCTGGAGCGCGAGGTCATGCGGAGGTACGCGGCCGGGGAGATCCCGGAGGACGCCTCTCCGCAGGCTCTGGCGAAGGCAGTCAAGGGCATCGTCGGCGAGTGGACAGAGGACAGGAACGCCCTGTTGCAGGAGCTGTCCGGCGCGGGTCTCATCCGCAGTGACCGGATGGGTGTGAGTCCAGATCGCAAGCTGACGGACGTGTTGACTGATACTGACGAGCGAGACAGGCTCCTCGAGCAGATCATCAATCACGGATTGCCTGACGGCGAGTAGCCTTCTCAGGGGGAGAAGTGGCAAATAGCGACACCCAGCTGCTCAGTAACATGCAGTTCGCGCTCAAGCGGATTCACGAGCCGATGCTGCAACGGATGATCTTCGAGGAGAACACCCTCTACGCGCTCATGACGCGCAAGCCTGCCAAGCTCAGTGCTGAGGGTGACGAGATGATCTTCCCGGTGCAGACGGACACCGTGGAGAGCTTCCGCGCGACGACCGAGGACGGCAACCTGGCGCGGCCCACCGTGATCGGCGGCTTCACGGCCTCGATCCCGAAGAAGATCCACACGAGCTCGATCCAGCTCTCGCACATCACGGACCTCTGGACCAGGGCGCAGCGGGCCTCCTACATCAGGGCCAAGACCAAGCTCATCGAGGAGGTGGGCCGGGGCTTCAAGCGCAAGTTCAATGAGATCTTCTACCGCGACGGGACCGCCGCCGTCGGCCGCGTCAACGGCGCTCCGGACATGGCGCTGGGCCTCATCACGCTCGATGCCCCGTATGCGGCTGCCTCGGGGCTCACGCCAGGGATCGACAATATCCGCAAGCACATGCGCCTTCAGGCCTCGGCCAACAAGGATGGTACGGCGCTCGAGCGGACGGTCGATGTCCAGGTCATGAAGAAGTACCCGGCGACCAATCAGATCGAGGTCAAGGGGCCGATGCCGGATCTCGCTGACGACGATTTCCTCTTCTACGAGGGGTCGAAGAACATGGTGACGGACGGCCTCCTGTCCATCATCAACAGCGGGTCCGTCAAGGACACCTATCTCGGTGTCAGCCGGGCGGCCGAGCCGCTCTGGGCCAGCCAGGAAGTGGCGTTCCCGGCCGGCGGCAGCGTCGAGAACGAGATCATCAAGCTCGCGAACCGCATCCGCTCGTCGGAGGCCGGTGGGCTCGACGGCGCTCTCGGGAAGCGCTCGGGCTTCATCTTCCTGACAACCCCCGGCGTCGTTCAGACCTGGTGGGAGCAGCTGTCGGTGGACAGGCGCTACATGATCGAGACCATGACCCGCAACGCGGCCCCCGTGCTGCCGGCCGGGTACACGGACTCCTACATGTGGACGCCGGTCACGGGGCCGCTCCAGACCAAGACCAACACCGTCTGCCCGGCGGGATACGGCTTCCTCATGTTCTTCAACGACAACATCTGGCACCTGAGCCAGACGAAGGACCCCGGCTGGTACGACGACTACGGCGGCGTCTTCGACAGGGTGCGCGGCACCTTCCTCATCGAGGCGACGTGGTACTGGGTCGTGCAGCTCGTCTGTGCGCGGCCGGACCTCCAGGGAGTGCTCTCGGGCATTCCCGAGTCGGTGTAAGGAGGTAGCGATGGCTCATGATCCCATCACCCCGATGCAGAAGGGGCACTTCATCCACGGCTCGGGCACGACCACCGTCTACCACCGGCGCGGCCTCGGGACGGTCAACGGCATCTGGCCGGTCATGACCTACCACGAGTCCGACGTCGCCGATATCTCCATCGACCACGCCAGCGACCACCTGGTCGTCACCTGCGCCGGCAACTGGAAGATCGTTCTGGGCTTCCTGAGCGAGCTCGAGACCGGCCCGGCGGCGACCTGATGATCGCCCTCGAGCAGATCGGGAATCCGGCCGGCTACGTCGACGTCGATCTGGAGTCGGGGACCCTGACGGAGGTGGCGCACGGGCTCGGCCGCAAGCCGAGCTTCGTGCAGTACATCATCATTCAGGCGACCGGCGAGTCCGCCGTGTCCATCTTCTGGGACAAGGACTCGTCGGACGACTCGCAGGCAACAGTCATCGCGACCGACACCTGCTCAGCTCGTCTCGTCTTCTACCTCTCGAGGCGTCACGAGACGTAAGGGGCCGCTTGGACATCCAGCAAGGTGCCATCGGTCACGCCGTGGCCGCCGCCGGCGTCAGCGGCGCCACGGCCATCATCAACAGTTCCTGGGTCGAGGTGTCTGGTAGGCCTGTCTCCTGTTATGTCGAGCCAGGCTCAACAGGCAGCGTAACCATAAAGCTTCAGGGGAGCTGGAATGGTATAGACGCTGTCGAGATAGGCTTAGTACCTACGGCTACTCATACAGTATTCTCATCCATGGGTTGGCCATTCGTCAGATATGCCCTTGAGGCCATTGATCTGGGTCAGCTTGGGCAAGCCTACGTCATGGCCATCGAATATACGCCGGAATGAAGGCCGCATCTTCAGGTAGGGATCATGTAGCGCGGATACCCCTTATCAGTGGTGCCGTGAGTCCTCTTCGTGGCGGCGCCATTAAGGTGTACGGCAGGCCGTTCACGACATACTTCGAGGCCGGTTCGTCGGACGGGGTGTCGATCGCGCTTGAAGGGTCATGGAATCTTTTTGCGTGGCACAGGATTGAAGATCTAATAGGCGACGAGAGCTCGAATGCTCATGTACGCTGGAAGTCCAAGGGTGCCTGTGGGTGGCCGTTCGTGACCATGCGGCTGGTCGCCATCTCGAGCGGCCAACTGGGTAACTGCTACATCCTGGCGCCGCCATACCTGGTGTGATGATGGAGGCTCCGTGCCCACCGGATTGGTTTGTAACCGAGCTGGGGCTTATCGATCCGTTCCTCAGGTTGGAGTGGGACGATGTCCGGGCTGCTTACTGGCTTCTGTCGCGACGCGGGACCGATCCACATCGGGCCGAGGTCGTGCCCTATGGGCTCTTCCGGCGAGACGAGCTTGATTCGATGCTCCTGAGTTCTATCAGGAAGGGGATACGCAGGCGCGATGAGGGTGTTTCGATCCGTCAGATCATGGTGGAGAGAAGGGCGCTTCAGGATCTCGAGGAAGAGCGAAACGCGGCCGTCGCGCGTGAGGCGATTGAGGATGCTGTGACACGGGAAGTGGATGCGGCGAATCTAGCGTTCAGGGTTTTTAGTCAGGGTGACCGTGGCCACGTTCACGGCAGCCGTCATGAAGGCATGGTCCCGAGGGAGTATCGTAGGGATCTACTGAGGTAGGCCGTGGCGAATCCGACTGCTCAGGATGTCATCGACAGGGTTCGCCAAGTCCTGAACGAATCCGAGGCTGGGCTCTATACGGACACGCCAGCCAACCTCCTTCAGGCGTTGAACGGCGGCGGCCTGCACTTTCATCGGGACGTCTTGGCTGCCGTCAGGCAGCAAGGCCCGCTCGATCCTGGTCACCCCTACGTGCGGCACTTCATCCGCACGGGCACAGACACGCTCTCCACGAACGACGCGACGATAGCCGTGCCGGACGATCTGGAAGAGATCCTGACGGTCCTCATTGGACCTCAGGGTGACGGTACGATCACGGGCTCTGGTGGCCTAAGTGGTGAGCGCATCATGCGGCCCGCGCAGCGCGTGGCCAACGCTGACGAGGGCCTGATGCATGTGAGCCGCATTCACGGTCCACGGCAAGGGCTTGCGGCCTGGCATCCGATCAACGATTCAGGGACGCTCGAGATCCAGCTCTACGTATACCCAGGGAATAATGGCATTCCCACCCAGAGCCTTCCGTACAGGCTCATCTACGTGAAGCTGCCGGACAGGGCTGCCACGATCTCTGACACGCTCAGCTGGCCGTGGGATTACATGGATCCGCTCGTCTGGTACGCTTGCGCGCACGCAGTTCCCAGGGAGCGCAAGATGTACGATGCCTACCTGGGCCTAGGGCAAGCCCAGGTGCCAGGCATCGCCGGCATCTACCCGCAACAGGGTCAGCAACAGTGAGACTTGAGGAGCTCGAGCGGTTCATCGCCAAGGAGGCCGGCACACCGGCTGTTCCGGCGCAGTTGCGCTTTGCCATCAATCAGGCCCTCAACGAGTTCGACGAGTTCGTGTCGGCCTTCGGTGGATCGATGGGTCGCGAGGCCGTCCTGGTCGACCTGACCGATGGCCGCGACACGTACCCCGTGCGTGGCATGACCAGAATGGTGCATGTAGAGCGCTTGGACGTGGAGCCAGCTCCCTGGCCGCTTTCGCCGACGACGCCAGGGCAGATAGCCCAGGCGGCCATTCGTGGAGCCGGTGGTGGCTATTGGGCCGCGCTCGACGACGCTGTTATCATCTATCCGGCTCCAGACACAACCACGAAGGGCGGTCTCAGGGTGTGGGGCTACCTGAGTAGAGCCATCCCATACGATGCGGACCCGGAGACGCAGGTCGATATTAGCGACAAGGCGATGCCGTTCATCGTCTGGCGTTCGGTTGAGGCTGTGGCTCAGGACGCGCGGATGCGCGACAGGGCCGGCAAGGAGCGTGTCAGGGCCGAGGCCGTCTTGAGGAGGTACATCGAGATGCCGACAACGGGCGTCTACCCTGACAGGATCGTTGTCGAGCCGTAGGAGAACATGGCACAGATTGCGTTCGTCAAGAACATAACAGGGCGGGAGTTCCCGCCTCGTGGCGATGATGGAAAGCCCACCCGTGTCGTCAGGTACAACGGGAACGACGGCTACTCCTTCGAGCCGGGAGAGACGAAGGCCCTATCCATGGCCGAGGCTGAGTTCCTGTGCAGGACGGAACCGTGTCTCAAGATGATGGGTTTCCACGGCGAGAAGGGGCAGTCCATCACGCAGCAGATTACAGGGACGGCGAAGGCCCTCGAGACCTTCGGGATTCAGGGCGACGAGAAGGAAGAGCGCCAGCCTAAGAAGCGATAGCGAGGGGCCGTGACGGAGCGCCGCACCGACACCGAAGAGGCCCTGTACGAGCAGTACGCGGACTTTTCGGGTGGGATGGCGGCGGGCTTGACGCCCGGCAACGTCCCACCCAACGCGGCGCTCTGGGCTGTCAATGTGGACCCGGCGAGGGGCGGGCTGCACTCTCGTTACGGCCGCCAGCGCGTCGGTAACAGGCTCCCGTCCGCGTCGAGCACCTGTTACTGGCTGGGGATGTTCCGCAAGCGCGAGGCGGCAGGCTCCGTCACCCGCCAGGCGCTGCGCATCAACAGCCACGATCTCTTCGAGCTCATTGGCCCACCCGATCCGACGGGCATCTGGACCTTTCGAGGCTCGGTCAGTTCCGAGCGCATCACGACCGGCTTGCAGTTCGTCAACCGGATGTGGTTCGGCGACGGTATCGTTGACGGTAAGGTCTGGGACGGCGATACGCTGCAACCGTGGGGTTGGCCTGCGCCTGTTACCCCATCGTTCGGTCCGCAGAGTGCAACCGGCGGCCACCTCTTCGACGGCTCGGTCTACGGTGTCGTCTATGTGCTTGTCGATCCACTGACCGGCGAGAAGACGAATCCCTCCGAGGCCATCGAGGTGACGATCTCGACGGGCACGGACACCTCGAAGGTTGCGCTCATCATCCCGGCGAACCCCGGGATGCCTCCGCGCTTCACCAAAGTGTGGGTCTATAGGACGCCGGCTGACGAGGCATTCCCACTCTTCGAGTCGGAGCATGACTACAGCGGCGCATCGATCACAGTGGACGTCGGCGTGCGTACCGACTCTGACCTCGGCGAGGCCGCCGAGTTCGACAACGACCCGCCACCTAAGCTCTCGTGGTTCGTTCTCTTCGAGGGGCAGTTCTTCGGCTCAGGCCCCGATGCCCCATCCGTACTCCTCAACTCCAAGGTGAATGCACCCTGGGCTTGGCCCGCCCTGAACACCCTCAACATCAATCTCGACGACGGGGACGAGCTGATAGGCGGCTTCGTCATGCACGGGACGCTCTTCGTCTTCAAGCGCCGTTCCGCCCATGCCGTCGGGTCCCACCCCATCTTCGGCTATTCCTCCAGTCAGCTGCCGGCTGACATCGGGTGTCTGAGCCACCACTCGCTGGTCATCGTCGGAAACCTTGGGTACGGCTTCGACGACCAGGGGTTGTGGCGCTTCAACGGGGCGCAGTTTGAGCGGGTCGCGAACCTCATGGTGGACTTCTTCGACCAAGCCCGGCGTGGGACTCGCGTCAAGGAGGCCGTGGCGGTCCGTGAGCCCGTCCTGAGTAGGCCCTACTACCGGGTAGCCCTTGAGGGTCCGGACCCGCGCACGGGCGAGCTGAAGCCCCTGTGGGTCAATCTGCTCGACACGACGGGTGGCGTCTACGTCTACGACGGCTGGGAGGCGACCTACCTGGCCGTCATGAGCGGGCTCCAGGATGTCCAGGAGGTCTGGTCTGGTGGCCGCGAGGGGGCTGTCTACAGGCACTTCGTGGACGCCGAGGGCAACGAGCTCTACTACGACCACACGCCGGATGCTGAGCCGATAGGCATCGGATTCGACTATCGGAGTCCGGACCTCTCGATCGGCATTCAGCAGGTTCCCATCCACGAGCACCGCCTTGTCACTGGCTGGCTCGTCGAGCTCGAGCGCTCGGACGGGCCGGTGCCGATGCTCGACGGCACGGAATACGTCGATGGCCTCCAGGCCTCAGGGCCTCGTCAGTTCACGGGCCAGGCCGGTCTTGGGGCCAGGGCCACGGAGCATGACTACTGGCGACTCAGGGGCACGCCGGGGCGCCGGCATGGCTTCCGTTTCTCTGGCAGCGGCACCTACGATTTCCGCCTGGCGAGCATGACGGCCGAGTACAGACCCATGGGTCTCAGGCTTCCAGGGATAGGTGGCTGATGCCATCGGTGCAAGTCCGACGCTTCCGGGTGGGCGGTGAGCTCGTTGATGAGGCTGTCGAGCTCAGGGATCGAAAGCAGCTGGCCGAGCTCCTGGGCAAGCGGATCAACTTCCTCGAAGAGGAGCTCGAGGCGTTCACTGGCGGCAAGGCCACGGTTGCGGTAGACGTCAATATCGTCCTTCATGGGGATACGATCCCGGACGGCCTCGAAGAGGCCATGCTGCACCGTGATCTCACGGGGGCGGACCTCCATGAGCCGAAGCCGCATGCCCCGAGTCACAACCAGGGCGAATCAGACGCCCTTGACGTCGGGGTGCCCGTGTCCATTGGGACGGTCAACGCCGAGGGTACGGCTTCGAACTACGCAAGGCGCGACCATGTCCACGCCGGTGCCAGTCCGGACATGTTCACGGACAGCGAGTCTCTGGATGGTCAGTGTAACGGTCTGGCTCGCGTCTTCACGCTTTCAGAGCCGCCGTCGCCAGCCGTGTCCCTCTTGCTCTTCGTGAGCTTTGCCGGTCTCGGCGCTCTGAGTTTGTGGGTTCAGACTGCCCACTACACCCTGGTTTCGGATACCATTACACTGGCAGCTGGCGTTCCGACGCCACCGGCCGGGACGCTCCTGAGGGCGTACTACAGGACAGCATGAGGCGTCTTCTTCTCGCCGTGGCATTCCTGGGGTTCAGCGGCATCGCCCAGGCGCAGGTGGCTCCGGAGCAGATCTGTTTCGGCACGCTGGGCGAGATGATCCAAGCCCAGGCGAACGGTTGCGGCTCCTGGGTCGATCCGGAGGACATCCTCGCGACGACGGTTCATGCTGACACCTACCCCGAGATCACTGGCAACATCATCATCCAGGCAGGAGCTGGTATCGTTATCACGCAAACAGGAAACACGATCATCATCAGTCTGGCTGACGTTGATCCTGGGGGTGGGTTCAGTGCCCCGCTTTTCATCCTTGGGTTGGGTGGGTGAGATGCTTGAGGTGGATCGAGTTTACTCGAGGTCGCGTAGGGAGGAGCGATGCGGATCAAGCTAGCAATCCTGGTGCTCGCGGTGACGTTCAATGTATGGGGGCAGCGAGAGCCGGAACCCACCCCGACCCCGAGACCGACCCCTACCCCGACGCCGGCGCCACGACCGCCAGAGATTCGGACCGATCGTA